ATGCGGCGCCCGGGCTTCGGCAGAAATCCGCGCCCCCCGTGGGTGATGTTCTACGAGCCCGACTGCGAGGCCTGTGCAGGGACTATCGCCACTCTTTCGTCGGATTCCGACATAGCAAAACTGATTGCTGACCGTAAGCTCGGCATACTTACTATATATCCCGGCAATGGCAACGGCTTATGGCAAGAAAAACAACGTATGATTCCCGCCACATGGCTTAACGGCATCGCTTCGGGTCAGGAATTCGCATCTCGTGAACTATATTCATTCCGGGCCATGCCTACCCTCTATCTTCTCGACAGTTCCGCCCGGGTAATAGCCAAAGACCTCCCCCTCTCCGCCCTCCCCGCGCTTCTCTCCCAACGCACAGTCCCTTGAACAGTATGATTGAATAATATAGTTTATGATTCGTAGCCCTCATAGTAGTAGGATTGGTCAAGACCGTGGAATATTACGTCGCGGTCATCAGTTTCTTCGGTGAGTGCATCCTTAAGTAGAAAGCGCAACTCCAAATCATTAATAGGCGAGCGCTCCATAGCCTGCATATAGGCTTCGCGAGTGATTCTACGCCAGTCAACTACCTTGCCAAGCGACCGACGCAGCATCATATCGAGCCAGATACGTGTAACTCGTCCATTGCCTTCCATGAATGGATGCGCTATATTCATCTCCACGTATTTTGCAATGATTTCCTCAAATGTCGATTCAGGCATCTTCTCGATAGCCTCAAGGGCGGCCATAAGATAGAGTGAATTAGCAAAACGGAATCCGCCCTTTGATATATTCAGTTTGCGTATCTCCCCGGCAAAGGGATATAGCCCGTCAAACAAGCCACGATGAATCGCTTGAAGACCGGCGGCTGTACCAACTTCAATTTCATAAACTTTACCCGATGCGAATAGTTCCTTAGCTTTCGCAATGCTGAGTTTGTCAATCTCGTTTCGAGTCATTCCTTAAGAATTTAAGAAAGGCAGGGATTTCAGCATTATGAAATCCCACGCCTTGTTAAGTTTATTCTTCTGATTAAGAAATTAGTCTTCGATGGCAGCCTGCGCCGCGCAATCGGAAAAGTTATTATAAGTCACTTAGGGATTTTTAGACAACAATTCGACATTATGGAAATTTGCGTCCCATCCGTTTTAGGTCAGCGCAAGCATCCACAAGGAAGTAGTAAATCCCCACGGCATACTCGTTGGCGAAAGACATGGCCCACTCGCTGAACTTCTGCTCGATGCCGGTCTTGGGGTCCCAGTAATCGCTTTCCCAGAGGTCGGCAAGGGCTGCGTAGACTTCCTCCGGGTCTGTGCCCAGAGCGTCTACTACCTCCGTGGGATAGTCAGATATTAGACTCTGCTGCCAATCCCCGAACTCGGAGCCTGGATTAAGCAACAGATACTCGAATGCTGCCTCTTTCAGTTCGTCTATTGAAGTGGCAGTGTCGTTGTATGTGTTTTGCTCGTTCATATCCTTTGCGGTATTATGCCCGTATTGCCCTCTCAGATACGCTACAATCGCTTTCTTTGCCGTGGATGCATATTCTATCGTCCGAGTGCTTAAATTGATTTGTCGCGCTCTTAAAGGCTTATTCAATTTTCGCTTTTTGATAAAACGTATTTGGCATGCTTTAGCAATTCATGTTCATGTTGAGTAAGTTGACTTCTTTTTTCAGCAATATGCGATGTAAGTTCTTTTATTACGTCCTCTTGCTCTTTTAATGTCCACTTCAAGTTCCTGATTTTTGCCTCATTGTCTTGATTATACTCCACGGTGTTAGCATGGCGATTAAGTATGGCTTTAATCGAATGTAGTTCAGCGAATACAATGAATGCAACAATTAGCCCAGCGATGCCTAATCCTATCATTTCATTTCAAGCAGTTTATCCGTGAGTTGGTCGATGCGTTTTCGCTGTTCGTCAATGATGTCGGTTAGTTTCTGAATGGTTTCGGGGTCGTTCTGTCCGGGGTTGAAACTGCGCTCAACATCTCTTATGTCTATCCGAATGTCGGATTCTTCCAACAGTTCAGTTACAGGCACAGAGAAGAACTCCGCGATTTTACGGAGGGTAGACAACTCGCAGCTGTCCCTTGAGTAGATGTTTCGGATTGCAGTGTCCGACATCCCGATGTGTTGTGCCAACTCTTTCAGCGTCTTTCTTTGGCTCGTGAGGTGGCTCTGTATTTTGTCCTTCAACATAAGTATTCTTCGGCTGAAATGTTAATAATTCTTAAAAGCGTAAGTATTATTGCGCTCAATCAAAAGTATTGTTGTATCTTTGCATCACAATACTTCGGGTATTGCAACGCAACTCGCTGAGTTTAACCGCAAAATTAACGAATTTCATGCAGAAAACAAAGGAAATGCCACAGCAAAATCAGTATCTCGTCAGACGAGTATCTCTGACGGATAGCATCAAGAGCATCCCCGCCGGGATGACCGTGACGTATGATTGCCGCGAGGCCGGTTCCATGGCAAGCGCAAAATCAGCAATCAGCCGCCTCAACAAAGCGGCAGGACGTGAGGAGTATAAAATCACATCCGAAGACAACGGTGTGACTTATTCGGTAACCCACAACAAATAACCCAAATGGAACGCAACAAGTATTCTATCACAGCCAATTCCGATGTGATTAAATTCCTCGTCAACAACGGCATCAACTTCGTATGTCGCAAAGGGGTTCAATCGCAACGCCGCCGGGTTTTCTTCATCGCTTCTCCAGAGCGAGCAGAAACTCTGACCGAAATGACAGGTTGGCATGTCTCAGACGAAAATGACGGATGGGACTTTGAAGGATGGAGCGCAATAGAATTATAATCTCAATAAACATCAATCATGAAAAAAGTAACTATCACCCTCGTACTTGTGGCCATCTTGTTCACCGGCTGCAAATCATCACAGGCAACCCTCGACAGCCGCCGCGCTGAAATCTCGTGGTCGTCATTCTGCGCAGCTCGCGGATATGACCTCAACGACAACACCTATCCGGCCATCAACGAGTATCTCGATACTTGGTGTGGCTCGGTTGATGAGGAGGCCGCATTCATCAAAGCAGGAGTTGAACCCTATTAAACCAATCATCCATGAACAAGACAATCTCAGTTATCCGTATCGCAATACTCTTTATCCTCAGTGGCCTCGCCTTTATCTTCATCTTCGGCGAGGAGCAGGACGAAAATGTGTGGGCCTTCTTCTTCCACGTCATTGTGAACAAAGGTCTGGGCATCGGCCTGTGCTTCTACATCGGTCGCCTCTACAAGCGTTGGAGCAAGGTTGACCCGTGGCTGAAAGCCTATGACAAGATGTGCGATGAGGTTATGGATAACACGAACCCCTCTCAACTCTAAATCACATTATGCCTCCGACAGTACAAATACAATTCGCAGACAGGCTTGTGACCTATGAAACATTCATGTCCGACCTCACAGCACGGTTGGCACGAGTGATTAAGAGCGATGCGGCCGACCCGGAGTATATCTCCCAACGCACGGCCTATTCAATCTTCGGGCGCAAGAATGTGGACCGTTGGAGGCGCACAGGTAAAGTGAAACCCTCTAAACGTCCGGGCAAGGTGGAATACTGCATGGCAGACCTCCGCCTCCTCCAGAGAACAGAACAGGATTACCTCAACCAATAAGACAGATATAATGGACTACGCAATATACAAGACCAATGATGGCAAAAATCCTCGAGTTATTCACCGCTTCACGCAGGAGGCTTGTAACCACAGGGCGAAACGCGCCGCAGTTCTGAAGCTGCATGAAATGTGGCTGCGCATTATCAACCGGCCCGACTATTTCAAAAATTACAATGGGAACAACTATGAGTTTTCCTACGACTATCCGACAAGCACAAATACATCAGAGCGCATACGCTTCTACATAGCGAAGCTCTGACGGTTCAGCCTCTCGGTGTGTAGGTCGCACTACAGATTTTGGTTCTGTCGGAGGGGGTTCGATTCCCTCAGAGGCTACAAAAGTAGCGGTAGTTGCTACATGATTGATAACCCGGAGGCTGTGCCAACAGCCGAGTTGAACGCCGGTAACGGTGCAGCCTCCATTTTTCAGTCATAGCAATCCGCATAAGTTTAACATCAAATCTCATCAATCATGGGCAACCTCCAAATGACGGTTGAGGAAATCAACCAACTCAAGCCGCTCGAAATTGTCGAGCATCCTGTGGTGCGTGAACGCTTCACGCAAATCTACGAAACCCTCTGGGGAAACGGCGAAGCCGCCTATCAGCGTGAGAGCATCTACTTCAATAAGGCCCTACGCGACAACGACAACGGCAAACTGCAACGCGCTACGCCGTTCAGCATCTTCACCGCCTTCATCGACCTCGCTGTCTGCGGCCTGTCGCTTGAACCGGGCACCCGCGCTCTGGCCTACCTCATGGGCCGCAACGTTAACGTGGGCACAAAAGAAAACAAAAAATGGGAGGGTCGCTGCGTCCTTACCGTCTCTGCCTACGGCGAACTTGTGATGCGCACCCGTGCCGGTCAGATACGCCACGCCGACAATCCTATTCTCGTGTACGACAATGATGAGTTTTCGTTCAAGGACGTGGACGGTCGCAAATCGGTGTCCTACACATGCAACCTCCCTCACACCGGCCACAACATCACCGCTTGCTACCTGCGTATCACCCGCGCCGATGGCTCCATCGACTACTCGGTGATGTTGCCCGAAGATTGGTGCCGTCTCGCCGGTTACTCCCAGAAGCAGAACCGTGGGGTTGCCAACGAACTCTACGGCATGGACCAGAACGGCATCGTCCATATCGACCCCGGCTTTCTCATGGCCAAGTGCATCAAACATGCCTTCAAATCCTACCCGAAGGTGCGCATTGGCCGTGGCACCGAACTTCAATCACAGCAGGTTGACGAGCAGCCGCAACTCTCCGATGAGGATATCTACGGAGTTGACCCCGAAACAGGAGAAGTCCTCAACGATGCGCCGGAACCTGCGCCTCAGCCTTTCGGCGACAACGAGCCTCCACAGGGCGTAACAGTCGAAACCGATGATGAGGAAGGCTTCTGACAACAGGCCGTGCAGTGGGTGTCCGCTTGTGCGCAACACCCTCAACGGACACTACTGCACACGGCTTGGTATAATCACCGAGTATGCAACATCAAAACCGTGTAACCCTTAAATACATCAATCATGGCAGACAACACCCAAGCATTAACAATCTTTGAGCCGCGCAACGTGCAGACGCTTGCCGAACTCGCGCCTCAGTCCTACCGGGACAATCAGCTATCCCACACTCGTTGCCTTGAAGTGGGCAATCAACTCCTCGCTCGCGTAAAGCAGGAAGGAATGTCGGATGCCCTCGACATGGAGATAGCCAAGTTCATCGAAAAGGCAAAAATCACCGTCAAGAAGATGAACGGCAAACGTACTCCCGTCACTCAACTCTTTGACCAGATACGCAAGGTCTATACCACGATGGAGAATGACGTGGACCCCTCCAAAGCAAACTCCATACCCAACCAACTGCAGGCCTACCGCAACGCCTTCGCCAAAAAGAAACATGAGGAGGAGGAACGCCGCCGCCGCGAGGAGGCCGCGCGACAGGCAAAGGAAAACGCCAAGGTGCGTTACCGCTCCGATGTCGAGGAGGACTATGTAAAGCAGTTCAACGCTCTTGTCAATAAGAGCATCAACGAGCTGACCGACATGGATAAGTTATTGACACTCGACAATTACGAAATCATCTATGACGGTGTCAAGGAGTATATCTGCGAACTCCCCGAAACATGGTGCCAGACGGTAATCAGCGGCGCATATCGCCCTGCCGAACTCACCCCGGAGGAGTGCCGCGCCATCCAAGCCAACGTAATGGCCGGTCTGGTCACTCGCTTCAAAGAGCAATTTCCCTTTGAGGTGCAAAGCACCCGCGATGATATTCTCGACCGTCTGCCCTCCAAAAAGAAGGAGCTTGAGCGCATTGCCAAAGCATCAGCCGAGGAAGCCGCCAAAATCAAGGCCGACATGGAGGCAAAGGAACGTGAGGAAGCTGCCCGCAAGGAGGCAGAGCGCAAGGAACGCGAGAAACAGGAGGCTACCGCCGCACAGCTCGCAGCCCAGAAACAGGAAATGGACGGTCTTTTCGGTATGCCGGTGGCCGCTCCTGCATCCTATCAGCCCAAGACACAGGTAAAGAAAAAGGTCGTTGTCGAAACTGCCGAGGACATCATGAAGGTTGTTGCCTTCTGGTGGTCGCAGGTCGGCTGCACTCTGTCTATGGAGGAACTCTGCAAGGAGTTTAAGAAACAGATTACCTACGCCAACACCGCCGCCAACTCCAAGGATGCCCCGATGTTCATTTCTGACGTGAACTATGTGGATGATGTAAAAGCCAAGTAAGCATGAGCCAGAACCCCGATGCATATTACAGCCGCTCTGAGGTCAGCAACTCTGACCTTACCGCTCTGAAAAACCTCTTACACCCGGTGCCTATGCCGCCGGGTGTAAAGGAGGCGGCATTCCGCTTCGGCAATCTGGTGGACGCTATCATCACGGAGCCGGACCGCGTGAACTATTACCAACTGACCGTTGACGGTGAGCAATACACCGATGATGAGTTTAGACACGCAAAGGAAATGTACCGCTCCCTGCGCATGACTGCCCGGCATGACCCCTTTCTCGCAAAGGTATTGGCCGAGGCTGAAACCCAAAGGTTCATGGTCAACAAAGCACAGGAGTTTGAGTATGGCGGTTTTCCGTTCACACTCGACACCCGCTGCAAGTGGGATTGGTGGTTGCCTCTCTACGGCTTCGGCGGGGACCTTAAGACCTGTGCAGCCTCAACCCAAAAGGAATTTGAGGATGCCATTGACTTCTTCGATTGGGACCGCTCCCGCGCATGGTATATGGACATCGCACACTCCGACTGCGATTTCATCTATGCCATCAGCAAACGCAACTGCAACGTGTTCACTACACGCATACGCCGTGACGACCCGGTGTATCTCCGTGGGCGTGATAAGTATCTGGAATTAGCATTTCAATATTGGTGTCTTGCCTTATGACCGCAACGCTTAAACATAAACTTCGAGTAGAGCCTTACGAATACCAGAAAGAAGGTATTCTGTTCGGGCTTGAACGCCGCCGCCTGTTGATAGGCGATGAGCCGGGACTTGGCAAGACCTTGCAAAGCATCGGTATTGTCGATACCGCCGCCGCTTATCCCTGTCTGGTAATCTGCCCCTCCTCGCTTAAGATAAATTGGCAGCGTGAATTTGAAAAGTTTACCGACAAAAAGGCGTTGGTTCTCGACAATGCTTCGCGCACATCGTGGCCTTATTTCCTCGGCATGGGGATGTTCCATGTTGCCATCGTCAATTATGAGAGTCTGAAAAAGTTCTTTGTATGGGACATCAAGGGCGGCAAGACTTTCACCCTCAAAGATGTTGTGTTCAACCGCGACATCAATGTGTTCCGCTCGGTAATCATGGACGAGTCACACAGGCTCAAAGACCCTACGGCACAGCAGACTATGTTCACCCGTGGCATTGTCGAGGGCAAGGAGTGGCGCATACTCCTGTCCGGCACCCCCGTTGTCAACCATGCGCAAGACCTCGTTTCACAACTCGCCATCATGGGGCGTCTGCTCTCTGATTTCGGTGGCCGGGGCAAATTCCTTGCTCAGTATGGCGATAATGAAAACCTATCCGAATTGTCGGATAAGCTCTATGATACTTGCATGATACGCCGTGAGAAGGCTAAGGTACTTACAGAGCTGCCCGACAAGCAACGCACAGACCTCTACGTTGAAATCTCCAACCGCGATGAATACAATCCTCGCCGCCGCTGACCTCGCCGCCTACCTCCGCGAATACACCGAGTGTACCGACAGAGAGATACGCCGCAAGATGCGCATGGAGGCTCTGGTAAAGTTCATGACCTTGCGCTCGCTCGCCTCCAAAGGGAAAGTGAAACAGGCTACCGACTTTATAAAGAATTTCCTCGCCAACGGCAAGCCGCTGATTGTGTTCTGCTCGCTGAAGGAGATTGTCAAGGCTCTGCAAAAGCAATTCCCCGATGCTGTCCGGGTTACAGGTGACGACAACACAGCCGAGAAACAGGCTGCTGTCGATGCCTTTCAGTCCGGCGAGGCTCAACTGATAATCTGCTCCATCAAAGCTGCCGGTGTCGGTCTGACGCTTACAGCATCCTCTAATGTGGCCTTCGTGGAATTTCCGTGGACGTATGCCGACTGCTGTCAGTGTGAGGACCGCGCCCACCGCATAGGCCAAAAGAATAACGTCAACTGCTATTACCTCATCGGGCGCAGTACCATCGACCCGGTTCTCTACAACATCATCCACAAGAAGCGGAGCATCGCCAACCAGATTATGGCCTGTGATGATGATATTCCAACCGATGAGATGTACTTCGATGAACTTGTTAACTCCTTCCTCGGCTATGGTTGAAATCAGCAACTCCGACATAGAGCGCATAATTAACTGCCTCGATATTGCCATAGCGCATTACAAGTCTTTGAAGGGCTTACGCAATAGCACTCACGCATGGGCCATCGGCCTACTCAAAGATAAGATAAATCGTAAACTCAGTAAACAACATTCAAAATCACAAAATCATGACAAAGAATGACATCGCAGTTGAACTCTGCAAACGCATCCCCGACCTGCCAAAATCAACGGCGCTCCATGTCGTTGAGGGCGTGACCGACATTCTCTCTGACGCTTTCTACCGTGGCGAAAACGTCTATCTCCGTGGCTTCGGCTCTCTGGAGGTCAAGACTACCAAGGAGAAGAAGGCCCGCAACATCAATGCCGGCACAACGGTGGTAATCCCGGCTCAGCGCACGGTGAAATTCAAAATCAGTAAGCAACTCAAAAACCGCATGAATAATGGCACAGTGGATTGAAGTCAAGGTCCGTTATGACAAAATGACGGACAGCGGCAAGACCGTCAAGGTTACCGACCCCTATCTCGTTGACGCTGTTTCCTGCACCGAGGCCGAGGCCCGTGTAGTTGAAGAAATCTCTTCGTTTGTCAGCGACTTCAACGTTCTCAATGTCGGCAAAACTAAAATCTCGGAAATATTCTGGGACGAAACCGGCGACAGATTCTACAAGGTCAAGGTCAATTTCATAACGATTGATGAAAAATCGGGTATGGAGAAACGCTCGGCCTCCTACATTCTGGTACAGGCATCCACCTTCGCCGATGCTCTTGCCAACTTCAACAAGGGCATGAAGGGGACAATGGCTGACTATGAGATTGAGGCCATCGCCGAAACAAAGATAGTGGATGTGTACCGCTATCAAGTTCCGGCACAGGAACCCGCAAAGGTGGCCGCTGACAAAGGTGTTCAACGCGCCGTGAAAAACTTCCGCAATGCTATCCCCGAAGGCATGAAGGTGTCAATGTCGGCCTCGTTGTCTGACGGCACTACGCTGCCCGAAACAGTAGTAGTCGATAAGTCAATTCCACATGAGGATGACGATTGACGAATTCAAGGCCCTACGCGCTCACCGGCTCCTCCTAAGAAGGGCAACAAGTATGGTGCTAAAAGAACCGGTGGTCATGCCTCCCAAAAGGAGCATGAGAGAGCCAACGAATTGAAGCTGATGCAGCGCGCTGGCCTTATATCCAATCTCCGTGAACAGGTAAAGTATGTACTTATCCCCACGCAACGTGACCCACAGGGTAACCTCTTGGAAAAGGAGTGTTCCTATTATGCCGATTTTGTCTATGACAAAGACGGTATTACCGTGGTCGAGGACACAAAGGGATTTCGCACACCAGAGTATAGACTGAAACGAAAGCTCATGCTCCACGTACACGGAATATCAATCAAAGAAATTTAATCATACGGCTATGGCACGAATTGCAAAACAGGGACTTGAATATTTCCCTTTCGACATAGACTTCTTTCAAGACATCCGCATACGCAAGTTAATCAAGCGTCAAGGTGGTAAAGCTGTCACGGTATATGCTCTCCTGCTCTGTCTTATCTACAAGAACGGGTACTTCATGCAGTGGGATGATGAGTTGCCTTTCATTGGCTCGGAAATGTCGGGCTTTGATGAGGCGTATGTATCGGAGGTGATTAAAACCTGCCTGTCGCTGGGGTTGTTTGATAAGAATTTGTATGACACTGAACAGGTCTTGACTTCCAAGGGTATTCAAGTGCGCTACTGCAACATTCAACGCCTCAACAAGCGCATGAGCCGGATTGATAGATACTCATTGATTGAGGAACTGACTAAGACCTCATCGACAAGGAACCGCAACAAACAGGCCAAAACCGCTAAGCCGGCATCGCCAAAACCGGCGGTGGCCCCGCAGCCCGAACCCCTGCGCCCTGCGGTCCCTCAACCTCCGGCAACCGGCACCAATGCCGAATGGCTGACTGAATTCTTTGCTGAGAACCACAAGGAAAGTCTGATGCTACTCTGCAAAAACTTTGGTCTGGCCTATGGTGATATTGACTGCTTGCGCTCTCTGGCTGATGCTGTTGTCGGTGAGTGGGAATTGTCGCACACACAGCACCACGATTACAGCGATTGGTCACGGCATCTTATTTCCGCTATGCGTATCAAGAGCCGCGATACATCTAAACCGAGTAACAACCAACCCTCCGCTCCTGCTCCGACTGACTACACATTTGGCGGTGGCTTCGGCGGTCAAGACATCTGATAGTTATGACTGAAAGTATAGGAACGGCATTGTCCGGGTGGATGGCTCAACAGGAAGCGGCCCGCAAGGAAAGGGAGAACCGCGAGGCTGAGGCCATGATGAAACAGGACCATGAACGCCGCATGGCCGAGGAACCTCAGACCGAGGAGGGTAAAGAACGCGCCAAGCTCGCAAAGATAGGTGTGGAAACAGTCAATACTATCTTCGGGCGTGTCCTCAACGATATGCACAAGGCCGAAAAGAAACGGCAGCTCCTTGAAATCCCGGCGGTGTTCCACGCACATTCAAAACTCTTTCTCCAGATTGCCAACAAAGTTTTGGCATATCAACATCGGGAGTTTGTGATTGATGATAACAACAGCAAGGTGCTTCGCTTCCTGTTGTACTACTTCAATGACTGTCCTTTGGCCGAGGAGGTTTTTCCCGGTCGTGGTTACAAGCTCCACAAGCATATCATGTTGCAGGGCAATGTCGGCACCGGCAAGACATTACTAATGGAGATATTCTCTGAATACCTTCGTTACACCAACAACCCTAACTTCTTCTACAACCTGTCGGTTACGCAGATGATTAACTATTACACTCTGCACAACAACCTCGACCGCTACACCTTCAACGAGGAGGAGAATAAGGGCTTTCAATGTAAACCGGTCAACATCTGTCTCAATGACATCGGTGTTCAGACTACCACCTTCTACGGCATGGATACAAAGGTGCTGACCGATGAATTTCTCCATGCCCGCAATGAAATATGGTCGCAGTTCCACCTTAAGGCCCACGTCACAACTAACCTCTCCATCGAGCAGCTCAAGAAGAAATACAAAGACGGCTTCGGACGACTGATAGACCGTTTCAAGACCTACAATGTAATACCCCTCGGCGGCAATAGCCGAAGATAAAACGATACCGATATGGATAAAATGACCCCGGAATATAAGGTGACTCGTGAAAAAATCAGAGCAGTAATAAACGAGTCCGGGCTTCCAGAAATGCAGATGTACTCTCTCTTGGCAACCTGCATGACTGAGTATGCCCACAGACACAACGGCAATGACTTCGACACGATAAGTCTAAAACTCGCCATCGTCAGCAAAACCATGTTGGACGCGGTGGACAAAGCAAAGGAACTTTATAACAACCTCACTAAATCAAAATAATCATGCAAAAAGCAATCAACCGTCTGCACAGACAAATTCTCGCCGGAGTAAATCAAGGTGGCGGCGCACTCGGCGCACTCGTCATTGTCGGCTCTGTATCTGCACCCGACCACGGCTCGGTAACATCATTCTCCGGCGGCAACACCGCGCCCATCGTGTCCGGGCTTGTCAAGGAAATGCGCCGTGACCCCGGCATCCTCGCCGCTGTCCGCATGGCCCTCTCCATAGTCGATAACATCGAAAATCAGAACTGACATGAATGACGAAACACTGAACTATGCCAACCGCATTAGAAGCGAAATTGGCGTTGTGGAAATGATGTTGAACCGCATAGAGAAAAAGGAGGCAGTGGTGGACATCACTTTCAGTAATGGCAATTATGGCTGCTGCTCATGTCAAAGCGACTATCTCTCAGATGATGAGGTGACAGCCATAAAGACCAACATCACTGAACAAATCCGTCTGCGGGCACAGACTCGCCTCGCCGAACTTCAAAAAGAATTCGAAAACCTTTAAAATCATCAACAATGACAACATTCGCAATCATCACTCTCGTCATCCTCCTCCTCGTGGCTATTAATGTAGCCCTATTCTATCACAAACGCGCCGACATTATCCTGCGCAAAAGTCGCTCACAACAGATGGAGAACTACGCCTACCGTGATGCCAACCGTGACCCTAACGCCATTTACTGCGTCCAAAGGGTAGAAACAGACCTGCCCGAATACCGTCAGTACAATAACTGTTGGGGCGTGTGCCGGCGCACAACCAACCGTGGCTTCATGTTCTGCACCACAATCAAGGTGTTCACTGATGAGGACGATGATTTCAACCTCCGCGAAGCTGAGGAACTCTGCGAAGTGCTCAACTCCAAATAACCTACGACCATGAAGAAAGTAAAATGCGAGGTCTGCGGGGAAATGGTTCCCCAAAATGAAATGTCAAAGTCATACCGGCACCGCTGCAAGAAGTGTGTCGCCGATATGACCCGCGCCCAACGTCATGCCGAGAAACAAAAGCAGGATGCACAGAGAAACGTGCCTCACACCTACGAGGCTCCTGCGCCCTACGGAGAGGGGCCGCTGCATGACGCTTTCCCCAAGATGAGTGAGAAGGAGTTTGACGAAACAATCTCTCTCGCCATTAAGACTTACGGCAAGGAAGCTCAGACTCAGATGCTGTTTGAGGAAATGGCCGAGCTTCAGAACGCTATATGCAAACTCAATCGTGGACGTGGCACAGCAGGTGATGTTTGCGAGGAGATTGCAGACGTGATGATAATGTGCCTCCAGATGGCGCAAATTTACGGCCCGAAAGCTGTTGAATGGTGGGCAAACTATAAAGTAACCCGGTTGAAGGACCGCCTAAACAAGACTGTGAAATGAGAACAATAACATTCCGAGGTAAGGTAAAGCATGATGGCCGTTGGGTCTATGGTTCCCTTCTGGTCTATGGTGACGGAGAACATAACATCTTCGAGCAAAGAAAACATAACTATAAGTTAGACTCCTACAATGTCGAACCCGAAACGGTGGGACAATCCACCGGCCTTAAAGACAGTATCGGTCGTGAGATATTTGAGGGAGATATTGTCATGACTTATGTCTATTTCACCAACGAGGAAGAAGAAGACAGAGAGTTTTGGCGTGTGGGCGAGGTCCGCTTCATTGCCGGTGGTTTTCATCTAACCAACTGTACCAACTACGACATAAGCAGCATGAAGGAGAAATCCGACATTCAGCCAAGTCCGAAATCAAAGTTTTCTTTCCCTGCATACCGTAGCCAACTAATGGGCAACATCCATGACAACCCCGAACTACTGAAAGGAGGTAAACATGAGAATCAATAAACCAATTCTTGACGCTTGCTGCGGTGGTAGGATGTTTTATTTCGACAAGAACGACCCCCGCGTATTATTTCAAGACATACGCTGTGAGGAAACGACTCTGTGCGATGGCCGAACATTCTTTGTGAAGCCGGATGTGATAGGTGATTTCACAAGTATGGATTTCCCCGACAACACATTCAACATGGTAGTCTTTGACCCTCCCCACCTTCGTTGGTGGGGAAAGAACCCAGAAAAGAAGCCGACAGGGTTTCAGCAAACAAAGTATGGCACACTACGTGCCGATTGGAAAGAAACCTTGGCCAAGGGTTTTGCAGAATGTTTTCGCGTTTTGCGTCCCGGTGGTTTCCTCATCTTCAAATGGAATGAGCATGACATAAAGGTATCAACCATACTAAAACTTACAGACCAGAAACCAATATTCGGACATAAGTCCGGTAAACGAGCTAATACACATTGGATTTGCTTTATGAAAGGAGGTAACGATGGAGAAAGATTATGAAAGCATCAAATCAAAGCTGAATAAGCTCCTCGCTCTGGCCGAAGGTGGTGTCGGTGGCGAGGCGCACAATGCCCGCATACTGTTGGAGAAGTTGTGTGATGAGTACGGCATCTCATCAGAGGAACTCCTCGACACCGAAAAGAAAAGTTGGTATCGGTTTGAAATTGGCGCGCGAAAAATATTCAAATCCCTGTTCGTGCAATGCTACTGCTATGTGACAGGCAAACATAGCGTAGAATACCGCCGCAGAGATAAAGCTACCATCGCCGTGGAGCTTACGGCCTATGAATTTGCAGAGCTGCGCTCAATGTTCTTCTGGCACAAGGAGAATTTCAAAAGAGATATTGACAATATCATGGAAACCCTGTTCATATCATACTGCTCCAAGCATAATCTTCACAGCCAAACCAAAGATGAAGGTGAGTGGGAATGCAAATCACTCACGCCGGAGGAGTTTGCCAAAATCAGAGCGGCGTTGGCTATGCAGGACTGCCTCAACAAAACATCGTACCACAAACAGATAGAAGGTAAATGAAATGCCACTATATCAATGTCCGTGCCGTTGGCAGGGTTCTTTCCCGGATGTATGGCCGTGGCCGTCAGCAACGATATTGAGCGTTGTACCTGCTGTGACATACTTGACGGAATGGACTTTGAGAAGCAACGCTATAATGACGTGGTGAAGCGATTGAAACAGGAAATTTCAGAACTCCGTCAAGAGAATGAAATGCTGCGAAAAGGATATATCAAAATAACATAACGCAAATATGAGCAAGATGTACAAAGTCCGCATAGTGGTTACTAAGACTATGTGGGTAACGCAGGAAGATATAGATGCAGATGCGAGAGACGGTATGCTTCACGCTCCAATTCGTGAGATTGATGAGCATAGCGCAATCGAGTATGCCAAAGGTACATTGATTGAAGAAATGCGGAACAATCCCACCAGAGGTTCTGCTGACATTATCAGTATCTATGACCCCGAAAAGCATGAGCTGATGACTAAACGTAAATATCTGAAATAATGAACAATCGAACATTCTTTGAAAAGGTGTCCCTCATGCGTGAGGCACAAAAAGGCTACTTCCGCACCCGGTCGCATGATGCCCTGCGCAAGTCTAAGCTTCTGGAGGCCGAGATTGACCGCGAAATAGAACGTGTCCGCGCTCTTGGCTACCCCGCGCAGGAGCCTCCGCAACAGCCAAGTCTATTCTCTCCCACAACTTAAAGTGGACACCCCAATCATTAAATCTAATTTTGCCAATGATGAAAAGTATATTGCCCAACTCACGCAAGCATGATATATCATTCCATCCTTCGGGAAAGATTGATATATCGGCCCACATTGCCCGGTCGCTCTCTCTGACTCCGGGTGATGTGATTGACATCGTGTGTGAGTCTGGCGAACTGTATCTCTACGTCAAACTGCGGGCCGGCAATTATGCCGGTCGGCATGACGGTAGAGTCTGGGCTACGGCTCATGGTAAAGGCACGTTCAGAACGTGGTCTAAAGCAATGACAACTGCTGTACTGAGGGGGGCCGGTGCCAACGGGCTGCTGCGCTGTCCCTGCGGCATGGAGTTTGAACGCGACAACAAAAAGTACATCACAATCATATACCGCTGCTCGCTATGATTAAAGATATAAAATACAATGGCTATACGGCGCAACCGTCCGATTATGAATGTCCAGACGGCCAACTCGCTGCGTCCCTCAACCTAATCAGCGAGGATAGCCAACTGAAACCGCTTCTTCAGCCGACACCTACATCAATTGGCCTGTCCGCTTCACAGAAGGCTGCTTACATCCACGAAACATCTTCGTATAAGCATTACATTCTGTTGGAGGGAAAGAATGTCAGTTGGCTAAACGGCAAGTCTGAAACAGAACAGACTCCTGTGTCGTTAGCCACGTTCAGCGGCTTAGACATCTATCAGTTCAGCTCAATCGGAAACACATTGCTCGTTCTCTGCTCCGATGGTATGCACTACTTCCTGTGGAAAGGTGATACAACAGGCTACCTTAATCTCGGAACCACAATGCCGGAATGCTCTCTGTCATTCGGTTTGCAGGGTGCGATGAAAAGAACTGATGAGTTTGAAATCTCATACAGCATACACAAAAACAATATCTATTCCAATTTTGATGATACCCAGAAAGCAAGTATCACAAATCAAGTATTGGCCAAGATAAACAAATTCATTGCTGAGGAGTCAACCCAGAAAGGAAAGTTTATTTTCCCATTTCTCGTTAGATATGCCTATCGCCTGTATGATGGTACGTTAACAAGACATTCCGCTCCAATTCTTATGATATGCAGCTCTGAGAATACACCCCGTGTGTTCTGGTTTAACCTGCATGGCAAAGATGATACCTACACCTCGGCTAAACTCCGTGTTGTGGCCCCGGTGCATAGCCTTGACTATGCGCTTAAATCTGACTTAACCTCGCTTCAAAATTGGAGTGACATTATTAAGTCCGTTGACATCTTCATCTCGGCTCCGATTTACACCTACGACCAGAACGGAGAGTGTGAGAAGTTCATAAACGGTGGTGAGGACCTGTCAAGCTTCAGTGTATGTAAGCACACCAATCAAGCGGCAAGCACAACAACATATCCTCTGCGCTATCAGAAAAATAACTTTGGCAAACTATATGCCTTTACCTTTACTCCCGATGCCTTGAGCACTCGGCCCGGTGGTGTGTTGGTCACACCCAAAAGAAGTGCCGATGCTGTAAAAGAGGACATCCGTAGCTGCTCTCAATTCTATTTCCTGCATAGCATCCGAATAGAGGAACTTAAAACAGAGCGCACACTGATACCTGTCAAGGAGGACTATCTTCAATCTCTTGTAACCCGTGAGGTTATGACGGATGATTATGACAGTCACGATAAGATTATACCTCAACAGGCTTTTGCCTACAACTCACGCCTCAATCTCTCCGGCATAAAGAAACAATTGTTTCAAGGCTTTGATGGATATTCTTTGTTTAACTATTCCGATGGATATGTCCTTAATTGGGGTGATGCAGAGCCAACGGTTGCAGATACGAAATACAGTGTGATGGTTGCCGTCTATATCAAACAGGATGGCAAGGATATTATAGTGTATGGCAATGCCGGTATGTGCGGATATGAGGCTCCACTACTATTCTTTTACTATCCTAATATCAACGCTTACAAGGCTGTGATAATTCGTAATTACGTATTCGACTCACCCCACCTTGTTATTCCGTTGGAGCCTCACGGCTTTCTCAATGGTGCCTTCTATTTCGGTGGTTGGGAGGAGCCGGCAGGTATATCACAGGCTCGACCGCCGCAATCATCAATTGCCGACCGCACTATTGATGTGTTCAACAAGGTATATACGTCCGAGGTCAACAATCCTTACGTGTTCCCTGTGCTTGGTATCAATACGGTAGGTACCGGGCGCATAATGGCAATATCCACGGCGGCGAAAGCCCTTTCCGAAGGTCAGTTCGGTCAGTTCCCTCTGTATGCGTTTACCGATGAAGGCGTGTGGGCATTGGAGGTTTCCTCAACCGGCTCTTACTCGGCACGTCAGCCGATTACCCGTGATGTCATACTCGCCAATACGGAACCTCTGCAAATGGATAGCGCCGTGCTGTTTGCTACAGACAGGGGCATTATGCTTATATCCGGCTCACAGACGCAATGTATAACTGATGTTATCAACTCCAAAGAGCCTTTCGATGTGTTACAGCTCCCCGGCATGGCTAAACTTCATTCGATGCTCGGCCATAGTGCAGACACCTGTCTGCCTACCGCTCCGTTCTTGAAGTTTATTGCAGAGTGCGGAATGCTTTATGACTATGTGCATCAACGTGTGATTGTGTATAATCCTAAATACACCTACGCCTACGTCTATTCCCTAAAGTCTAAGGAATGGGGCATGATGTATTCCACAATCGAAGCCGGCATCAATTCCTACCCGGAGGCATTGGCTGTTGACCATGACGGAGCTTTGCTGAATTTCTCATCAATGGAAGGTGAGGAAACAAAGGGATTATTCGTTACCCGTCCGCTCAAACTTGAAACGCCGGACGTTCTCAAGACTATGGACACGGTTATTCAACGTGGCCACTTCCAGAAGGGACATGTGCAGTCCGTCCTCTACGGTTCGCGCGACCTCTTTAATTGGCATCTGATATGGTCGAGCAAAGACCACTACCTCCGTGGCTTCCGTGGCACTCCATACAAGTATTTCCGAATTGCTTGCGTGACCTCGCTCTCCGATGATGAGAGTATCTTCGGGGCCTCGCTGCAATTCACACCTCGTCAGACCAATCAACCGCGATAAAGATACTACATAGGCAATTAGATTTAAGGTAACAAAGATTGTTAAAAAGAGAGCCGGGGCGCGTGATGCGTCTCGGCTCTCGTCCTTGTCGGGATAGTTCCGGGTTGCCCCGGCTTGGTAAATCTTAGAATGGGTGTGAGGGCCGCCGTAGCACTCCTGTGCGGCTGTTCTTGACACTGTTTATTTCCTGCTCGGCCTCCAGAGCCTTGTCGAGCCAATTTCGCGCAGCTTCGGGATGCGTGATGCTCAACCAATCATAAATCACTCTTGCCACCATAAACTCATGGATGAGCTTGTTGAGGAAGTGGAGTGTGGTGCGCGACATGGCGGCCGGCACCTGCATTATGATTTGATACTTGTCTGGGGTCCACATGCAGTCACAGATAACCTCATCGTCCACCGGCTCCTGCTTGGTGTAGGGATAAAGCATTTCAACGGCTGCGGCGTGGACCGTTCCGAGGATGCGGTTCACTCTGTCAACATTGCCTTCCTCGCCGATTTCTACAAGAGTGTGCTGTGCGTGTCGGATTTCTGGACTATCCTCTCCCCACACATGGCCCTCGATGTAGGCGTAGTTCTTGATGTCGTAGAGCAACTGCTCACGGTGGAACACCAACGTCACTTTCTTTTTGGCGGTGTTATCCGGGGCATCGCTGTTATAGCAGTTATCGCTGCAACCGATATGATACATAGCTTAGGGGGTATAGGTGGGACGGGTGGGACGTTCTCTCTTGTAGAGGGCTTGCTTGGCTCGGTCGAGTGCATCCGTGGCGAGGTTCGCGTAGTCCTGTGCATCCTGCTTGTCGGTGATTACAAACCATTCCGAAAGGGTGCGGTCAACGATATACTCATGGAGCATACCACCGAGGCTGTCACAGGCGGAGTTGTTGAAGTTGCTCGGAAGCAGGAAGGTGAGCGTCAGCGGGTCGCCGTCCTCTACGGCCTTCTTGATGCGGTTGTTGGAGGTCGAGCCGTCCTCATGCAGATATTCTCCGAGTTCCACCTTCAGATGTGAGAAGGCGTTGCTGATGGAGCGGAGTATCTGGTAGGCGTGTTCATCGTCCTCACTCGCTTGCATATAGGCCGTGGAACGGTAGTCCTTGCCCTCTGCGTTTCGTGCTTGGCCGGTCAGATGCGATTTGTTCATCACGTCAAACTTGATTTCCTTCGACTCAAGCGTAACGACAATGGTCTTTTTCTGTTCCATAGGGATATGAGTTTATTAAATTAGTCATCGTAGGTCGGGCGTGTCGGCTTCTTCTTATAGACGGCCTTGCGGTGGATGTCGTCAAGGAGGGTCGTTGCTTTGTCGGCATAGTCGCCGGCCTCGCCCTTGTTGGTGTAGATATACCACTTGGCGACAATGTTATGCACGAAGAAACTGCGTAGGCTGAGCCTCATGCTCGGCAGCAGTGCCTCATCAAAGGATTTCGACACGTCAAGCCTCAACTCATAGTGCTGTGGTATGCTTATGGGAGGCAGCACAGCGGCGGGGGCTGCGGCGGGGTCGGATGTGGTGCCTGTCTGGTCTATGGGCTTTACAGGGTCAACGGGGCCGATGATGATAGTGTCATTGACCATTCCCTCGAATGTCACAAGGCCGATAAGCTCTTGGCAGAGGTCGGCCCTGCTTTCTTCCCAAAACCTTTCAAGGTGGTTCTCGTCCTCGTCCACGGTCGATATGCGGTGCAGGGCTTTCTCGTCATTGTCCATCTTGCCGCCTGTGTAGGCGGTGGTGACGGCAATTTCCTGCATCACATCTTCCTTGCTGATTGAAAGCGTAATCTCCATGTCAAAAACTGAATATTGAGTAAGTAATTCCGACACCGATGTAAGGCTGAAAGCCTTTCGCCCCGTAGCCGTATCCGGCTGTCACACCTATGTGCCAATGCTTGGGAGGCTTCCATTCTCGCCGGGTGATGATGGTTGTTGGTGCAAATACTCTGAGGCTGTCGAGCCGTGGGTCAACCGGGCCGCTTATCCATGCTTCATAAGTGCTGTCCGCATAGTGGCGTTGAATTATCGAGAGATCCACGATTGCACTGTCCTTGCTACATCGAGGCTCACCTCCGGCCCCGGTGCCATAATGAGCGGTGATGAGGGTGTCAACACTGATGCTGTCGTTATCGCAGCGTTGTCGGGGTTCGCCTCCATAGCCTCCACCGAGGAAACGATAGACCGGCAGAGTATAGCGGTGTGTGCCTAACGCCAACTCCGACTGCGGCATCGGTGCGCAGTACGGTATGGTGTCCACGGTCGTTTCTCTTGTTTCCGTCACGGTGCCGGGCGGCTTCTCCGTTCGGTTCTTTCCGATGAACAGCCCGGAAAGAAATGCTATCAGTCCTGTGATAGCCAACAGGATGTAGTGCTTTGTTTTCATGCTTTGATTGAATTGATGTAGTTGAGTATTCCGTTGGCGTGAAGTTCGACAATAGCCTGTGTCCCTTCCTCGGAAAGCAGGAAGTCGCAGTCAGCTTTGTTGTCTTGGAATAGTGACTCCGTAAGCACGGCGGGGCATTTCGTGTGTACGAGGATGTAGAACCGCGCCTCATAGTCCGGGTCGCCGTCTGACCAATCGGCCCGCATGGGTCGCTGTTTGCTGTCGTATGCACCCTGTTTCTGCAATATGGGGAATTGCTCTTTGTAGTCTTTAAGACCTTCATCGGCGGCTTTCCATATCGCGGTGGCGAGGTCGTCAGCCTTGGTCTTGCCGGGCGAGGTATATACACACCAACCTCCTGCGCTTTTCCACTTGCCGTCACCTCCGGCGGCGTTGCAGTGGATGGAAACGAGCATCACATTGGCCTTGCCGTATTTGTCGCAGTAGGCATTGGCCCTGCGACATCTTTCGGGCAGACTGATGTCCCTGTCCTCCTCAACGAGAAGGTGCGTCTCAATCGGTGCTTTGGCATTGACCATGCGGCTGTTCAATGTCTTTACCAATTTGCGGGCTATCTCCCGGCTCTTGAGATACTCTCTGAGTTTGCGGTCGGGGCTACACTTGCCGGGCGTGTCGCTCCCGTGTCCGTTGTCGATAAGAACTATCATGATTTGTTAGTCTTTGAGGTCTTTGAGGTCTATGTCGAAGTGGCGGGAGGTCTTGTCAACGAGAATTTTCTGTAAGATGGTGGCCCACTTGGCACCGTTACAGGAACTTTCGTTTTCAAGGATTGACCAGAGCTGCCAGAAACAGATGGCACCTGCGGCCACTTTCGTAAGGTCGATGGGCATTCCGTCAGTGATGTGGCGTTGTATCAAGAATGACATGATAATCAATGCCCATGCTTTCAGAATGGTGAGTAGGACCGCGCCGAAATGGTGGCTCTTGAACTTCTTGCCGTCCTTGCTTACGCGGTTGGGATATGCCTTTCTCGCTCTCCGGGATAGTGACCATGCCGTATAGCAGTCGGCCAATATCATGAGCGTACAGATGAGGATGTAGGGTAAGGTCGGTTCAAGTATAGCCATAATCGCGCCTATGGCGGTGAATATCCACCGCAGGATGTCTGATAATAATTGGTTTGACTGCATGGCGATGAGGGTTTGAGGGTTATTCTAATAGGTTCCCGGCGATGTCATGCCATGTGTAGTAGTTTGCGAGGAAGGCGAGGACGGCACCGGCCAAACAGCCTACAACGTCCCATGCCAAATCCCATACGCAGAAATGGTTCCCTTTCTGCTTGCGGTCCTTGCACTCTTTCCAGATGCCGAAAGCGAATGCCACGGCAAACGCGATGGCGGCGGCAATCCATGCCGAAGGGAAGTGGATAAACGAAATGAACGCGCCAATGACGGCGGCAATCACGAACTCACAGAAGACATGGAGCTTCTTGTCGTTACCTTTTTTGTCGTTACAAATTTTTGCCATGATGATAAAGAATTTGGTTCATGACGCAAAGGTAGCCTGTATTTATCCGTGCCTCTCTTTATCTTTTGAGTTAGCAAAAACGCCCGGCCTCACGGTCGAGCGTTCTCAAGTCTTTCACATGAAAAAATAATCTTGCTTCTGGGTCAAAATCCAAATGTCGCGGGGTTGAGATTGTCTTTCTCATCCCAACCGGCCTGTAAGGTGTCTGTGACGTGCTGTGAGCTGAGTTTACTGAATACGGCAAATTCCTCCTCACTGACGAAGGTATAATAGATTGGCTCGCCGTTGCCGTCCTCGTTGATTTTTATTTTCAGAGGATAGGCATCTTCGGTAAGTTTCTCCATCATCATAAAGTCGCGTTGGTTCCTTTCGGAGAGCCAGACGCGCTGACCGTTCCACTCATAACCGTTGAGGATGGTTTCTTCGGTGTGTTCATTTATGGCCTCTACCAACTTGGCTTTGACCTCATCCCATGTGGGCTTATGGTCAAAGGTGTGGCGATACTCATAGCTGCTTCCGCGCTCATCGGTGTAGAGTCCGTAAAAGAGCGTGAAGTTCCTGCGGCCTACCTTTTGTAAGCCGTCCTGCCGTACCGATGTTCCGTATATCTTCTCCATAGTACGGCAAAGTTAACGCCTGTTCGGGTTACTGCGTCTTTATCTTGTGGACGTTATGTGAACTTTGGCAGGGTCTTGTTATCGTAGAAGTCCATGACAATGGTCGTTTCAAATGGAAATCCGTCCTCCATGTCGCTTATCTGGTCGAGGATATTCTGCATCTCCTTACTTGCCGTGAAGAACTTGTTGAATGTTCCGTCCTCCTTGTTGCGGAAGCTGACGAGGTAGCGGCCCTCGCCGTGCGCTGTGGTAAGGTCGGACTCATAGTCATGTATCTCGATGAGCTTGTTTGCTATACTGCGGATGGGTACCACCTTTCCGGGGAACCGCTTCTTGCCGTCATCGGGCTTGTAGCATACGCCTAACTCTCCAAATTTTTTCATATACTGTTTTGTTAGTTTGAAATACAAGTGTTTGCAATCTGCGTGACAGGCCATGCCTTTCAGCGAGCCAATAAGTTCTTGCCTCCGCTTCCTTGATTTGACCTTGGCCAAATGTCGGGCGGCTTTCTGTTTCGTGCGCTTGCGCAGTCGAGCGTGAGAGCCATAGAAAATAAAACCGAGGTAATCTATCCCCTCGGTCAATGGTCTGATGGCTTCCGTGTTCTTTACTGTCAACCCTAATTTCGCGGTTTCGGCATGATAGATGTCTCGCAGTTTCCAGAGTGCCCGCTTTTCGCTGCCCCATACTGCGGTATCATCCATGTAGCGTTGATACAAATATCTAACCTCTCCGTCCGTACTGATATACTTGGGGACGTGGCAGCACATAACATGGTCCACCGGCGACAGAAACAGGTTGGCAAAGCATTGACTTGAGCGTAGCCCTTTCGACAGGCCGGATGGCAGGAGTGTAATAAAGTTGTCGAGGAAACCTAATACAATCGGGTCAGAGATATACAGCCTTATCTCGGCTTTCATGCGCTCTTGGTCGATATTGTCATAATAGCCTTTGATGTCGTTCTGGCAATAGTATTGCATCATGGCCGGCACCGCTGTATGGTCGTCCACTATTCTATGAAACAACCAATGCATCCCTCGTCCCTGTATGCTCGCGGCGGTGTTTACTATTAGTGTGGGATTGACATATTTCTCCACCACAACCATTATGACATGGCACCCGATACGATGATAAACCCTCGGTGCTTGGACAATCCGAGTTTTCGGTCCATCATTGACAACCATTTCGCGGATGTTCTCTTGCCGTATTCTGAACGTCCCCTCCTGTAATTCTTTCTTCAGTCGGGAAAGGAGCTGTCGTTTGTCGCGCTCACCTTTGGCCGGGTCTTGTTTGGAGTAATATTTCTCGCGCTGCTGTTTAGTTTCCAGATGGCTTATGACATAATCAAAGCCCTCCGACAAATTCTCATCGGAGATAATCTCGGCCAAAATGTTGTCTATTGGGAAACCTGCACGTTTCAACGCCGCAGGAAGATTGGAGCATTCCTGCGGTATCAAATCATATTTGATGTTATGGGCAGTCTCTGCATCCATTGCTCTAAATTTTGGGGCCTTCCGGTCCTGTGGAGGTCGCCGGGGCGACACTCCACATTCTAAGGTTATTGTCATTTTTCGGCTTTCCGACACGATGTGCCGCTGTTGCCAGAGGCTCAAACCTTCGCGGAATGCTTTGACAATCACGTTGTCTTGCAGGGTCACACGATTTAACCTTAGTAAGTTCAGACGCGCGCCGTAGTTCGTGTTCGAGTTCGAACAAGCGTTATTCGCATTCGCGTAAGCGAGGCCGCTATTCGCATTCGAATTGTTGCCCGACCGCAAAACCACGCGGCTGTGAGGGTTTTCTGCCCGGAATATTTTCCGGCTGCAAAATTACGAATTTTATTTGAATTTGTTAACGTTTCACTCATTAAAATGTGTGCCAATCGCTCCGCGATAAAACAAAAGGTGCAGCAGCCGGGGCTATCGCCCACGGCTCTGCACCAATCGAAAAGGACGAGCGGCGAGAAGTCGCTCTTACGAAAGCACGATTAGTCGCCCACGGAAGGCCAGACGCGCGCCGCAGAGCGTGTTCGAGACCGAACAAGCGTAATTCGCATACGCGTAAGCGAGGCCGCTATACGCATACGAACCGTCGCCCGACCCCAAAACCACGCGGCTGCGGGCATGGGTGTACCAATAACCGGCACAGAAGCCGAGAATGTACTGACTTGTGTCGCCGATTGTTCGTGATGGCAGCACGTCACATTTCGCGCCGTGTACCAGACGCACGATGTTGTTACCGCCGCCTGTGGTCAGACACTGCACTGTACGCTCCTTGCCGCTTATCGGGTCGAAGATATGGGCTACACCGTCAATCGGGAATGACGATACCTCAGAGCCTTTGTTCTTGAAAAATTCCTTGAACGAAGTCACATTGAGCGCAATGTTGTCCATCCACTCGGAGTCACAGCCGACATAGCCCTTGATACCGAGTATTGAGTTCCATACATTGCCGCTGTTCTGTGTGTCGGCCATACCTATGGTATCTGCTGAGTTGAGGAGTGCATCATGCGCTCCACGGCCTACGATGCTTTGTTCATCGCTGTTGCCGTTCAATGCCCACCACAGGATTGAGGTTTCCTTGTGCTGCTCATAGTCTTGGAGCTGATAGCCCTTACCACGGAGCCTTGCGAGGTTCTGGAAGTCCTTCATCGTGTAGTGGATTGCTCCTGTCGGCAATTCCGTGGCGTTGCCCTCCTCATCATATAGCCAATTCGGGTTTATCGTAGAATTGCTGTCACCTTTGCGAGAGCGGCCACTGCTGATACTTCTGGGGAGGCCGAGGCCGTCAATGGTAATCGGGTAAGTACCGAATACGGAACCGTCCTCAATCTCCTCGTTGAGTGCCTTCGGGGTTTTGATTTCGGTCCAATTCGGTTCAATGGCCTCGATGCTGTCACTGTCCACAACGTGAACCTCGTTCTCGTCAAGGTCTTTGAAGGTGGTAAAGTAGAACCACTTTGCGCCTGTCGGCACTTTCTCAAAGATGTAGTTGCCGATTGTGAAGTCAAAGTTGGTGTTGCTGACGGCCATCTGGAACACTCCGACAATCTTGCCCTGTGCATCGGTAAACACACAGCCCATTGTCTGATTGTTCATGCCCGGCCATCTTACCTGCTTCATCCCCTCAACGTCCACGCGATATACATTCACGTTGGATGCTTGGCCGAGAAGTTCTGCCACGTCAGAGCCTTCGTATTCCTCACCATCGGTAATATACACGCCTTGACTCTCCGAATACAGGAGGTCGCCGAGGCGGTGTATCTTGCGCACGTTGGCGGTTGATAGTGGCTCGTTGTCGCAGCTCGACCAACAAGTGTACTTGTCTTGGTTCTTGAAGTCATTGACACCTTTATACCATCCGTGTCCGAGAACGTGCATGATGTCATACCCTGCGCCGGCCACGTCCGAAAGGTCAATCTCGCTGCCGTTAAGCATGAAATTGAAGTTGGTGCGGCTCAGTCGGCGAAGCTCCAGACGTTGCAGTTTGGCGTTGTAGTCAGCACGACAAGCCCATGTATTCTCAAAGATGCGCAGGGGGTGGCCCGACCGCTTATAGGCGGCTGAATACAACGCGCCGGTCATGTTGTCGAGGTTGCCCCATTTCTCACCCGGAGCATCCACCAAGTCAGAACATCTGATAATTGAGAACTGCGAGTTGTAGAGGTCGAGCGCAGGGAAATAGGCTTTGAGGCTGTTAAGACCTGCGGCCCCGTCCGTGTCCTCATCCTCTATCAGCTCCGACAATATCCAACGACCTGTGAGGCCGGAACATTGTTTACCGATGCCCTCAACAGTCTTATCGGCGGCAATGTCGTTGCCATTCTCGTCAAGGCCGAAGGCGTGTGTCGCTCTGAGTGAGCGTAGGATTTCAACGCTCGCCGTGATGTTCACGTCACGTAGTCCGATGCTCTTGATTTGTCCTGCTTCGTCCACGATGTTCTTAATCATGGTCATTGCGTCAATCTTCGGGCATCCGCTAATCATCAGTTTGGTTACATTGCTCAGTCCGGCAATGGTCAGACCTCCGGGATATGACAGGTTGGGAAGATTGACGAGGGAGATTTCCGTCATTGTGGCGGGCAGGTCCAATACACTGATTGGCGAAGTCTCGGCAACGAGGCAGTTTTGTAGGGGTGTGCCTTTTGCTTTGATGGTTTCCAATCGCGGACAGGTACTTGCGTCAATGCTTGCAACGGTGGTGTTGGTCACGTCAAGCACTCGTAGGAACGGCAGGGAGCCGAGGGGCAGAGAACTGATAGGCACGGCGGCTCCAATCGACACGTCCTGTCGGGTTTCGCTACCAAGTATAATCTTCTCGGCGAGAGTCATTACTTGGAAGTTGAAGCTGCTGTCAAGGCTTATCTCGCTGAGGTCTATTTCAGAGAGTCGGTCGGCTTGGTAGATGTAGATAAGGGCATACTCGGTGTGGCTGAACTTTGTGAAGTAATGCTCCTGTCCTGCCTCAAGGAATACAACCTCATCGAGTTGGCCGCTTGCATCGTGGCCGATACCGAAGTAGCCTGTCTTAGCGGCTTTGATACGGATGCGGGCGGTGCTGCTCGCACACGATGTACGACCGCTCAATACTCCGCTGAAGAATTGGCCGGTCTGGTAGTAGCCATCGCGGATGCGCCAACGCTGTTCAATGAACTGCGGCAGGGCCGTCAGTCCCAGACCTTGCAGAGCGTAGAAATAAATATCATCGCTCCTGCCCACGCTCTCGATGTACTTGCGCTCGCCGTCATAGGAGGATATGAGCTTCTTCCAGAATTTCAGTCGTTTCTCTACAAAGAAATATTCGGCTCCTTCGGGCGAGAACGGTATCATGTCCACACCGTCAACGTTGGTTTTTGCGGAGCGCATGGCGGCGGCTACCGTGTTGAGCGATAACTGCTGATTGCCGCTGTGTGTCGCGTCAAGGTAAACGGTAGGAACAACCGCTACATTGTTGAACAGGATTGAACCGTAACCTGCGTATGGATTTACATACGCATCGTCAGTCATGCGGTTGGGGTCTGCCTCCGGGTCAACGGTGCATCCACCGTCATTGTCCTTGCCGTTGCAGGTATCACAGTCATATACCTTGTTGAGATACATTCTGACTGCGCTGTCGGATGAATACACACCGTTGGTTACGCTGCTACCGTCCTCCAAGAACCACATCGGCTGCATGTTCTTGGCTCGTTGGTCGGTGGCGGCGAGGTAGTCTGTAAACAGTGTGTAGGCGTAGAGGCTCTGCGGTGATGCATACTGCCACAGGTTGTTTTTCCAATTGTTGGCCTTGGTGGTGTCCTCGACAACCTGCCAACGGTTATCTTTGCCTGTAACTGCGCTTATCATGTCGCAGTCATGGCAGAAACGTAACATTCGGTAGAGGTCATAAGGAACCTTGCGGCCATAGGCGAGGTCAATCTGGAGTTGGTCATCGTCAATCATGCATTCAAAATACTGCGTCCATTTCGGGAATGTTTCTGCCGAAACATCACCGCTGTTGACAAGTTTCTGAACCCATGAGGATTTGTCGGCCTCCATTTTCATCATATCGTCTATGCTCGACACGCCTTTCCACCAACAGAACCCTTGATAGGAAAGCAGTTCAAAGCCGGTGACGGGGTTAAGGACATCGCCTGTGACTACCCACTTGCCGCCAACCTGTTTCATCGAACCGTTGCTACGCTGCCATTCTGAACCGTTGTGGCGCATGATAAGGTAGTCACGTCCGCAGTATTGGCTCAGAAGATAGATGGTATCAGTGTCGAGTCCTTCAGTTGCCTTGAAGCGGGTCTCGATTTGCGAGAGTGTTTCATCTCGGTTGCCGAAAAACTCCACGAAGTCGCCGTAGTTAAGACAGCCCTTATTGTAACCGGGAGTGTCCTTGAAACCGAGGGCAAGCTGCTCGCCTTTGTCCTCCTTCCAATTGCCCTTTGCATGGAACCATGCATCGGTCAGTTGCTCGTTGGTGGCACGGAAAGCGGCTATCGGGTGGTTCTTGGTGGAGTGGTCCATCTTACAACCCTCGATATGCAGGTCGCCTTTGGTGAATGTGCCGTCATAGGCTCTCTGGGCCGGTGTCTGATATGCGCTGCCCATTGCCTTGAAGGTGTTGTTCATCATATCACATACACCGCAGTCATTGGCATTGGAGCTGTCGGAGTAGTCAACCTTGACCGTGATAATCTGGACGGGGATTGCATCGGGACGCACAAGCACAAAGTTCTCAGCGGCGAGGGCAATCGCTTTGCGACCAAGTTCCGTATTCTCGTTGGGGTTGAGAAGTGTGATAACAATCTTGTCTGCTTTATTGACAGGCTTGTTGAGATAGAAGCGGTCGTTTTTAATCGGTCGCTTTGCGGAGGTCGTTCCTTGTCTGCGCCACTGAACATTAGTGGCTTTGAAGTTCAACTCCGGGTATTCGGGATTGAAATAGAACAGGGTGCAGGTGAATTTGGTGGAGGTGTTGGTATCTCCGTCAAACTCATCAAACACGCTCTGCGGTGCTACCACAACATAGTACGGCATACCTTTGGCCTTGAGCTTGTCGAGGCTCGGACGATTGAGGGTGTCAAGTACATCCTCGTTGTCATACTCGGCCATCATAGCAGTTACGTCCGTCTGTTTGGCGAGGTAGTTGCTGAAGGCTTGTGACCACTCATAGTAGCTCTCGTATGCCATGATATAGTAGAGGTACAGGTCGCCCTCCCTGCCGTCAAACGTGAGCGGAGTGTTCTGCGAGATTGCGTTCTGTCCCGGTATGTAACCCAGACATGCAACCTCCTCGCCGTTGAGATACATCTTGATTGTGGAATACTTTTCATTGCCACGCTCATAGGCTCGGCTTGCCGGTTCCACAACCACGGCCATGGTGATTTTCTCCTTGCAGCGGAACTTGCGCTCCTGCCTCTGGTGCTTCACACCTTTGGCACAGTAGATGCCGGCCACATTGCCTTTCACATAGAAGCCGGTACCCGTTGACGGGTCGTAGCTGTGCATGAGCAATGCGTCCTTATCCTTGATATTGTCGGTAGCGAAACAGAACTGAACGGCGTTACCTGCGCTCTCGTTGGTCTGACGGGAGTATGGGTAGTAAGGAATTATACCACGCAAATTCTCGGCAACACGAAGGGAGTTTTGTCCCAGATACGGCACATAACCGTTGGTGCGCCAATTCGCGCCTGTAATCTCCATTGTCACTCCGTTGTCGGTTAAGGTCTTATCCACATCGGCATTGGTGCGCAGGGCTAAGTCGTAACCAAATGCGGCTCCGCTCTTGAGCTGCACATCAATCGCGCTGCCGTCAACGGTCACAGAGATTTCATTGCTCTGTCCGTTATGAACGGTGCCGTTGCCCTGTGTCCATCGGCCCTGTGCGACAAATGTGATGCTGTCGCCGTTGGTATACCCCTGTATCTGGTAGCGGACGGCGTAGGTAGATGAGGCCGAGGCGTTGAACGTTTGTATCGTTTCACCGTTGGCCTTGACTGACACCTGTGTGTTGCCGCTCACGCTCGCGGCAGTATAGGCCGCAACTTGCAGATTGGCTATGTCATACAGGGCAACTGTGCCGTTGAAGTCCTCGTCATAGGTCTTGGCATCATAGCGGATAGCCACAATAGGCTCGGTCGGCTTGGTGCTGTCAACACACATGATGGAGGTATAGACGTAGTTGCCGGTTACCTTTGCCTGTGGTGCATAACCATGTATGCGGAGCAGGTAGGAACCGTGCTGCATCTTCTCATTGTTTCCGAGAACATTGCTTGGGTTGATGCTGATGTCCTGCGAGAAGGTTTTCTGAATATTGGCCCGGCCAAGCTCATGCCATTCTCCGTTCCAGAGAATTTCAATGATAGCGTCAATACCTCCTCCTGTTCCACCGAGGGTGTTGCGGGGGAAGATGTAGAAACTATTCAGAGTGGTCATACCTGCACCTGCCGACACTCGGCACTCATGCAGGGCTTTGGAGATTTCCACCGTTACGTCAACGCAGTTCACGCTCACGTCAACGCGGCGCACGTTGCCCTCTTGGTCTTTGACCGCGACAACGAAGCTGCGCTGTCCGGCTCCTTCAAACCAATCCGTGAAGTCAACCGAGAATTTCCAATCTTGCAGGGTGGCCGAACTGCGCTCGTTGGTGAGGATTTCGGTTTTGAGCAACACTCCTGTGTTGGCATCGCTGACGGAGATTTCAGTGATGTTGTTGACAACCTCCTCCTCGCCCATGCGCGTGACGCTTCGGGCGGCAAAGCGGCCAATAACTTTACCTCCGGCGGCTCCGTAGATTGTCTGGCTCTCAAAGCGCACGGCGAATGAGGTTGCATCGGTGCTTCCTCCACCTCCACCGAGAGGAACGGTAAGGGGGCTACCGATGGGCTTGCGCTTGGCGTTGACAGGTTGATAGGTCTTGGAGTTGCCGTCCTCGCTGAAACTTTCCTCGAAGTCCACGATGAGGCGGTCGTATGCTCCGCCTGTGCTGAAGGCATCTGAGCCTCCCTCGGTCGGAACATCGTTTGCCACAAGGTCAGTGCCGCCGCCTCCAAAGTCTTTCCATGCCTCGGCATTGTCGGCACTTGCCTTGTCAAGTAGTTGCTTGGCCTCCCAGATGTGTTCCGTGGCATTGAGGCAGTAGGTAATTACAAGGCCGTCCTTGAAATAGTCGATACCTTTGCTTGTGCAGAGTTTACGGAGGGCGGCGACTGCACTCAACAGGGTGTACTCGCTGCTGCCGGTGATTTCCTTACACAGCTCGTTGATGTTCAGCATCGGTTCCTCACCCGCACTCTGTCCTGCCACGTCAAGCCAATTATCCATGTTATTGTAGCTCTCCGGGTCCTCGCTAAGTCCGATGTATTGGAAGGTGCGCCAACCTTTCGCGCTTGCGGCGAAGGTTATCTGAACACCTATGCCCACGGCGTTTTTCGCAATGGCATACTCGATTGCGCTCTGCTTGGTGTCGTAGGTCGGGGGATTGCTCGGAAGCTCATCACCGTTGGCGAGGCGGGCCGCTGTTACGTTGTAGCAGTTACCCACAGACGAACCGCCAAGTTCGACCATCTGGCCGTCCACTATGCGATAGAGTTTATCCTCGCAACGGTATATCTTCCCGGATATGCCTACAAGGTCGCCGTTGTATTCCTCCTCTCCGTATTCATCGAAGTAGGTTTGGTTGGTGCCGTAGGCACGGAAACCTGCGCCGTCCTCATCATTGGGACAGAAATACACACCTGCTGTCGGGGGATTGCCGGTGCCGTCATAGATGCCGTCAAACGGCAAGATACATATATTGCGTATCTTGACATCATGGAGAATGATGTCTTTCTGTGCAGCCTCCATATCTTGCTGCAACTGCGCTCCCTCATCGCCGGGGAATGCCGTGCTTTCAGTATGGCCGAGGGCGAGGTCTGACCCGATTACCACCATCTGTGACCCGCTCCAACGATATGTCTTGTTGGTGGTGCGGTCCACATAGACCTTATCCTTTTCGGGGATGCGGCCATTTATTGAGAACTCGCCGAAACTGTCTGCATCTACCCAATTATTTGCATATTGTTGGGGGAGGGTTTTGGTTGATGCGATGAAACAACCCAGATTGTGATTGAACAATACATACACATCGCCCGTCAACGATAAAGGATTGCCTGTTGCAAATGTGAAACCGTCAAACTCTTTGACATCATCCATTGCTCCGGGGATGAAACGCGAAGGGATGCGGCCACTCTCGTTAAGAGGGGCTATACCACCGGCAGCTCCCTTGCTGTCGGTGATTGCCTTGATGTCGGCGGCATTCTTGGCAATGGATGTGTCGTGACCGTCAACACGGCCTTTGAGGGTGTTGATACTGCTTGTGTTGCTGTTGACTGTGTTGCCGAGTGTGGTCTGCTGTGTCTTGATGCCGCTTATTTCGGTGTCGTGACCGTCAACACGCTTTTCCAGAGCCTCGTGTTTGCCTTGCAGGGTCGATAAATCTTCGCGGAGATTATTCACCTGCACATTGTCAACCACAATCTCATACAGCTTGTTGATAGGTTCACACACCCAATCGCCTCCACTGCCGACATACATTCGGAACAGAGCCTTTCCTTGTTGGACGGTAAGGCCGAGGGCGGTAATGTCGGCCTCCGATGCGGACACACCGGCAAACCAACCATCATGCGGTTGAGGGTAGGCTTCGCGCAGAGCAGCAGCGGAGGCAAACAATCCTTTGTTTACTCCCTTGATATTCTTTGCCTCAAGCCAACCCTCGACTATAAGGTCATGGCCGACACGGGCGTTACCCTGTACGTTGGCATCCCCACCGGCTGACACATTGCGCCCAACCGCAACGTCACCGTCTATCTGTTTAGTTGGAATTGCACTCATTGTAATGCTGAATTAGAAATTTCGGAAAGTGCCGAGGATTTCTCGGACTCGCCTAACGTGAGTAATACTAATGACGCAGCGGCATACTTCACGGCTGTGTAGCAACGTTCACAGATGTCTATGCCCTCATCCTTGTCTATCTTCGGATAAGGAAGATACTGCGCTCGGCGTACATAGGCTCTCTCGCTTTTGCAGGAGTAGAACTCCAACGCTCTGCCTTCGGGCCGTGAGGTGATTACGCACACCGGCTTTTGGGCGGTGCCTCGTAATGCCTTGATGCGCTGCCGCTGTAAAGCATATTCCGGGTCTGAGGGGCTGATGGCCAAAAAGACTGCCCGCTCCCAATCACTCATTTCAAATACGATTAGGCGCATGAAGTCCTGCGGCAACAGGATCCATCCGCTTTCAAGGTCGCCCCAGAAAACGGCATCGCCGAAATTGTGGCCCTCCTCCAACAGATATGTCGGGGCGTTGCTATGCACTCTGACTACTGCTTCCAATATCTTGCTTCTGACTATATCGTCAAGGGCAAGAGTGTCAACATCATCATCCTGCAATAGCTGTTCGCTCGTCATATTCTGGTCGAGGCAGATGCGCACATCGCGCATAACATCGTGAATGTTATATACCATAGCGTCTGAGATTATTCTTCCTCCTTAGCCTCGTCCTCGGCTGCGGTGCCGTTGAGCGTGTCGAACTTGCCGCCTGTGAACTGAATGCCATGCTCGGCGGCTATTTTCTGTGCAATCTCGCAGGAGCGGACCTTATAGGAGGAAATGTTGAAATTCTCTTGCAGGTATGCATGTGCGTCCGGCAAGCAGGTTACGGGAACTTTTGTAATGCCGTTAGCTTCCGCTTCCTCGGTCTGTGCTTCGGCTACGGGTTCCGGCTCGGCGGCTTCCTGCGGCTCGGCCTCGACAGGTGCGGGGGTCGTTGCGGGTGCTTCCGCAACAGGCTCCTCGGCCTTCGGCTGCGGTGCCGGTGCAGGTTGTGGAGTGGGCTGTGCCTTGGGCTTCGCCTTCGGCGCGAGGTTTCTTGGGTTCCTCAATCGTTGCCCGGCGTTGGATTATGATGCGGCCCTCCTTGAAATAGGAGCTGTTCTCAATCACCTTTTGGATGAAGGGGTTGCTCGTTGTGAACTCGGCGGGGGTCACGCCGTAGCTTGTCAGTGCGCCGCCGGTGAAATGCACTCTCACGGATGCGGCTCCGACCTTAATCTGCGCTACCCAATCTACGAGTCGCGGTGCGCCATAAGTGATTTTTTCCATTGTGCTGTATGGGATTTGAATGTGTTTGTACTAAAAAATGTGGCGGTAAGGCGTTGGCCGCCCTCCGCCACATTTCGGTTTAATTATGGGATGATACGTGTTAGTCAGCGATGATTTCACCTGTGAACTCGCTCCACGTTGTGGTCGTGGTGGCTGTATCACCTGTGCCGGAGGTTGTCACCTTGGCCTGCCACATCTGGCCGTTCTGTGCGGCAGCGTTGATGCCTGGGCAGTCAACAGTGAGCAGGTAAACGCGACCGTCAACGAGGTCATCGCCGGTAGGTGCGGTTTCCTTCTCCCAGATTGTGTAGGTGGTGGCACCTGCGTTGGCGGTGTCGCCCTCGCCGTCAATCCAGATATGACATGCGCCCTTGAGTGCGAGGCCGTCCCAGACTACGATGCCCTTGCGAGTTGCCTCTTCGCCCTCTACGCGGTCGTTAAACTCGTGCTGCTGCGAATACATGTAGTGGACGAGGCGGTCCTCACCGATGAGTGCGCCGGAGTTGGAGAGGCCCAGAGTGTCTAGGGTCGGTTCACGCTTCAGCTCCATGTCACCGAATACGGTGTGGATGCTTGTGACTTCCCAACCAATCTTGTTGGTCTTGACGGAAATCTGCACCTCCGGGTGCTTGCTAAAGTCGATGCACTGAATTTCCTCAAGCAGGTTCTTACCTGCGAGCCACAGGGCGGTCTTAGGCACGTCCTCGCCGGTGAAATACATCTTGGCAAGAGCGATGAGCTTCTCGAATGTCCACTTGCCGGAGGTCTGGAGTTCGCGCTTGAACTGCCAACGAATACCCTCGGTGAAGTAAATCATCTGCTCGCCGAGCTTGGGGACCTTGACGGGGAATTTACCCTTCTGGCCTACCCATAGGGTGCGGTTGCCGGCTCTCTTGAAGTTGAGGATGGCCTGTTCTGCGATGAGGCTCTGAGTGAAGGGAATGTGCTTCTTCTGTGCCTCAAAGTAGTCGGAAACGACTTGGTTCATGCCGCGCTTCTGGAGATACACGATGGAGGGACGCGGAACGATGAGGTCGGGGTCAACTTCCTTCTGTGTCTCGTACATGGCGTTGGCGAGAAGTTTGATTTTTGAACCGGCGGGGATGGCGGGCGTTGTGCAGAATGCGTCAGTAGCATTTGTTTTCGGGCCGTTAACGGCACGGACCACAGGATTGTCGGTTGTCGAGTCACGGCCTGTAACAAAGAGCATGAGGCTCTTGCCGGGGGTGACTGTCTGGCCATCGGGTGTGTAACCGTCCACATCGGGGACGAGAAGTGTGTGATAGTCGCGGGGAATGTTCTGGTCGCTTGCTACGAGGGGAAGGACGAATTGTGCTTTGCTGCTCGCGGTCACGGCGGTGTCCGTGGTGAGGGTCGAGCGTTGCTCGTCAATCATGAAGTGTTCGACCTCGGGGCTGTTGACCTTTACTTTCTTCGCTTTGAGCATAAGCGACATGAGGGCGGTGTCCTCGCTTTGAAAGCGAAAAATCTGCTCGTCAATGTCGGTTTCTACGAGGTTGCCCGGTGCGATGCCGCCTGTTGCGCCCGCTACATTGCTGACGGTTGTGGCGTTGCCCGGTGCTTGGCTGTTGACCCCGGCGGTGCCGGGAGAAGTGGGAACAGGATTACCTGTACCTACAACTACGGTTTCGGTTGTTTCTGCCATGGCTTATAAAAAATTAGTTGAAAATGTTATTTGTCAGTTGATACTATGTTGCCCGGCTTGATGCCGCCGGTCGCTGATGCGAGGTTTCCTATTGTCGTTGCGCAGCCCGGCACTTGGGTTGCCAATCCTGCTGTCCCTTTTGTGGGGCGCACAGGCTTCTCGACAAATTTGATATGCTCACCCATTATCGCGCTCCGTCTGCTATGTCGAAGATTGAGCCTTTCTGACGCGAGGGCGCAGGTGCGTTGTTGGCACCGGCGAGTGTAGGTGTGCCGTCACCGCGCTTGGGTTTGCGCAGCTTGGCCTCGGCCTTGGCGTTCTTGCCTCGGATTTCTCCCTCCTCGCTTGCGGCGGAGATGTCGGCATCATGGTTGATGGCTTTGAGTACCATGTCGATTGTTCCCGGCTTGATGATACCGATAACGGCATCATTGGTAATCTCCTTAATCAAGTCGGCGGCTTGGTCTATCTGCTCATCGGTGAGGCCGAGTTCCTGCTGCTTCTGTTCAAGCATAGCAAGAGTGGTTTTCATATTCTTCTCCCACTCCTCCTCAAGCCCTTTCTGCTTGGCCATGCGGTCAACATACTCTTTGTTGCTCTTGGAAAACTCCTCCATCTTGGCGGGGTCATCGAGCATCTCCTTCACGCCGTCAATGCCGATACGGTTAATCAGCGAGGCCCACGGGTCTTTGCCCTGCGCCATGTCCGTTATGAACTGTGCGCTCTGCGGGTCCCTCGTGAACATGTCCGTCAGCTTGCTCTCGCGCTCCTTATAGCCCGAAAGCTGACTGTCATATTCGTCATAATCGTCATTGATTTGGCCGAATAAGGCCTCATCATCGGCATACTCCCGGTCGGGATATTTCTTTTTCAGTCGTTCTCCGAATTGGTCACGCCTGCTCTTAACTTGCTTTTCCTCAGCCATAGTTTCAATTTGATGTTATATGGGTGTTAATATCACAGGCAAAGTTAAGCGTGTTATGTCGGCTGACATCTTTATCTTTTGAGTTAGTATGAGTATATTTGCAGTATAGTTAATACCTTAAAGTGCAGCGCAATGAAGTCATTCGGAAGTGTCTTGGCCTTTACCAGAGAACGCAATGCAGCGTTGCTGAAGGCTTATCGGGAACAAGTTGATGCAGCGAGTTTTGTTCGACTGAACGAAATCGGGGAGAAAATTGTTAATTCTCCCTCCCCTCGGTTCTGGGTGTCGGAGGAACGTGCCGCCGCTGTTGTGTCTGCTATCATGCGAGGCAAGCCGGTATTGAAAACCATGCGCCCAACTAAACGTGAAATGTTTGAGGAAATACACAGGCGTGTCGTTGCTCTGAAAGAACAGCATCCCGATTGGCACCTCTGCCGATTGGTCTTTGAGGTTGTTAACTCTCCCGCTCCTAAGTTCTACATGGAGGCTTCGTCTGCACTTGAAAGGCTGTTCAAAATCCGCAATGGTTGGTACGACAATGGAAAGGGAAATTTCAGTTTCTGATATTATAGCCGAAAACGATAAACGCCGCAATGAAATGTTCTCGCGCTTCAACCCAATCACCGGCGAGGGTTCAGTCGGTGAGCGTGTTGTTGTGTCTATCCCGGATTTCCCGCTAAAGAAGTTGTGGCTACCTAAAACAATGGTCGGCAATCCGCTTGTCAAGGGTCTAATAAAGCACAAAGGTATTGACGGTTTCCTGCGCAATGTCATGGGTGTAGAGCCTACGCCGGAAGATAGGGAGGCGGTTCTTGACCGATTTGTGCGCCTCCGCTGCCGGCATGATTTCCCGTTCTGGGCCGCAACTTTCGTATATATCAAAAATAAAGAGGTCGGTGAGCCGGATTGTCTGTTTCGTCTGACCTATCCCCAACGGCGTTTTGTGGAAATGCTTGAACGGATGAGGCTTACAGGTCAGCCTATCCGCATTATTCTGTTGAAGGCCCGTCAGTGGGGCGGCTCCACTACATCACAGCTCTACATGGCATGGATGCAGCTTATCCACCGCACAGGCCTCAACTCCCTTATCATATCCAATTACAATGAAGGTGCCCGTAAGATTAAGGGCATGTTCAAGAAGATGATTAAGGAATACCCCGTCTCGATGCTCCACGAAGTCGGCGATGTGTATTCCGAGAAGGAGGATAAACTTGTAGGTGTCGAGGGTTCCTCTCTGACACAGCTTGTGCCGCAGCGCAACGCGACTATTTCTATCGGCTCCTCGGAGTCCCCGGACTCCTGCCGTGGTGGTGATTACGCGCTCGTTCACCTTTCCGAGGTCGGCCTGTGGAAAGCTACTGACGGCAAAAAGCCGGAGGATATGGTGCGCTCTGCCTGTTCTGGTGTCCTCTACCGTCCAAACACTATGATTGTCTATGAAAGCACGGCCAACGGTGTGGGAAATTTCTTTCACAACGAATATGTGGCGGCAAAGGACCCGGAAATAAAATCTCAGTTTGAGCCTCTGTTTATCTCGTGGTTCGATATTGAGTTATACCAACTTCCTTTTGAGAGTGAGCTTGAGCGGCTCACATTCGCTCAATGGCTTTACGACAACAGACTCAATGGCTCCACACGCTCTGACCGCGAGGAGTGCGGCAAATACCTGTGGTGGCTCTGGAATATCGGCGCATCGTTGGAGGGTATTCATTGGTATGTTGAGGAACGTGCCAAGTATCACGACCACGGCTCTATGGCTTCTGAGTATCCTTCGGACGATGTGGAGGCGTTTGTCAACTCCGGCTGCGCTGTGTTTGACAAGTATTGCGTTGAGGAATTGCGGCCCGCTGCCAAGGCTCCTGCTCGTTATGTGGGCGACATCTACGGCTATGGCGATGAGGGCGAGGACGCGCTGCGCGATTTGCGTTTCAAGGCTGACGCGCAGGGCCTCCTGTGGGTCTGGAACCTGCCAGACCCTGTAAACCCAAACGACCCGGAGGAAGTAACGAACCGTTACCTTACTGTTGTCGATGTCGGTGGTCGTTCCCACAAGGCAGACTGGTCTGTTATCGTGGTGTTCGACCGCCTGTTGATGATGGACGGCGGCAAACCTGCGGTTGTGGCGCAATGGTACGGTCATATCGACATGGACCTCCTGGCATGGAAAGCGGCGCAGATTGCGGCCTTCTATGACAATTCTCTGCTCGTTATTGAGAGTAACACACTTGAAACCCACGATAAGGAGCGCAATGTGGACGGTGACCAATCGGCGGCAATCCTCAACCAGATTAAGGGCATCTATCCCAACCTGTATGCCCGTAAGCAGTCCGAGGACGCTATTATTCAAGGTCTGCCGGTGCGCTATGGCTTCCACACCAATGTGGCCACAAAGCCGATGATTATCTCCACGCTTGTAAAGGTTATTCGTGAGGGCCTCTATGTGGAGCGCGATAAACGCTGCCTCGATGAGTATCTGAATTATGAGAAGAAACCCAACGGCTCTTTCGGGGCCAAACAGGGCACACATGACGACTTGTTGATGACCCGCGCCATTGGGCTGCACATCTGTTTCTATGAAATGGAACTGCCGCAAGTCGTAACTCGCGGCAGCAACAATCTTAAGTATGTTCCAAAGGTAGTGTCGGCGGCTTCTTTTTAAGCTGTCCTCTGGGGATATGGTTGCTTTCCGTGCATGGCTCCGTTCAGTTGGTTTACTGCGTCCATGTTTGCGCCCTGCTGTGCTTGTGCCAACAGTTGAGGTGATACGCCCTCCGGAATCTGTCCTGCCGCCAATTGTTCCTTCTGAGATTGGATGTTCTGTAACAACTCGTCTGCAAATGGGAAGTTGCCGGATTGCAGAAGCTGTTCCAGAGAGATAGCCTGTTGTTGCCACAACTGCATGAGGAAGTCGTTTGCTATTGCTCGGTAAGCGGGTGTCGCTGTACTTTGCACAATTGACAGGTCAAACTCGACATCACGGATTTTACGCGGGTCGTATTCAATCTTTATTCCGGCCCTACCTGCAATGTTGAATATTCTCTTTGGGTCATAGTATTGCTGAATGTTCTTGACATCTTTGTAGGCGGCATCGCGCACAAACTCGCTGAAGGTATCGAGAAGGTCAAGCAATGAGGTGGTAGCGTTCTGCGTCTGCTGATTGTAGAGCGCAGCCGACATGCCGGCATATCCGGGTTTGCCCTGCAATGCTCCGTTAACACCCGATATATCCTCAAAGAATTTCAGTTGCAGGTTGAGCAATTCATTGATACCGATATTGGTTGAATTTGCCTGTATCTGTTGGGGCAGGTCGCGGTGGTTCTTGCTCGGCGTATAGACGATAACTCCGTCATGGCGACTCCACATATCTGCAAAGTCCTCCGGCGACATCCCTTTCGGAATACAGTCACTCGGTATCATCAGCACACCCTTGGCTGATGCTCGCATAATCCAATCGTAGAGCGTGATGAGGCGGTTGGTATATCGCTGTTGGTCTATTACATCACTGACAAATGAATGTATCTCGCCGTCAATGAAAGGATATGCTTTGAACACATAGGGGTGGCTCTTGTGGTCGTAGGGTGTCTCTCCCTCGTCAAGAATGTCTCCAAATGGAGTGAGGTAATAGTAATACCAGAAGGAGTCAATAAACCACTGGGCACGGATGAGGGGAATTTCATCCTTCGGCATACCTGCGGCCGCTCCCTGCATTATGCGGCGGGTGTTTTCCTCAACAACCATTTCGTTGTAGTCCTCCTCCTCAATTTTGAACACCTCACCGTTGTTGTAGTCATGACACCAATAGCGTGGCTTCGTTTCCTTGCGCCATACCTCTATCACCCTGCATAGACTTTCATCGCGAGGTACAAGAAAATCCATTTCGGGTGACTGAGAGTAGCCAAATTGTTCCCACGCTTGGGTCAACACTATTTTATCTCTCGCCGCACGGTATATCTGAGCGAGTGATGCATAGTCTTTGGGGGATTTGGCAAACTCAAAACACACGTCATTAAAACTGACATCATGTATCTCACCTACACATGAACAATCCCACATACGAAAATCTCGCATGTGATTGTCGATGAAAAAGTTATTTGGTTGGACATACTCTGTCCAACAATCTTCCTTATCATCGTTCATTCTTCCGAACTTTTTTCGGTGAACAATCATGCCGGAGATAAGAAATTCCTCCATTGTTCGTGCGTACAGTTCGGTCATTCGATTGAGCTGCATGTTGTACTGCAACAATGTTGACATTGTTTCTGCAAGTTTTAACTCATCATGGTCGCGGGCATAACAGGTCGGCTCGGTGGCTTGGCTACGGTACACACCGATAACATTACGGACGAGGCGGCGAATGAGGTTGTTTTTCAGAGGGATGTTGCCCTGCTTCATAATGTACTGCTCCTCGGTCATTTTCTTACCGTTCACGCACACTATGTCGCTCCATTGGTCGCCGTAGTTATATCGTTTGTTCCGCTCACGCTCGCGGCGAAAGCGGTACATATTCTGGTATAGGGTTTGAGCTTGCAACAGAACCTCCGAAGCCCTGCGCATATTGTCGCCCTGTGACTGCGCCCGTGCCACGCTGTCCATCTCTTGCTTGCTCGCGGGCTTGACCTTGCTTAGTCTGTTAAGTTTAATCATATCGGGAGTAATGTATTAGTGTCGGTGGCAAAGTTACTCACCACCGACACATAATTAACTTTATCTCTTGACTTGCTTGGGCTGCATCCCTTGATACTTGGCATAGAAGTCATTCATCAAGGTAGTCAGTTCCGACATTGCCGATTGTTGGCTCTCTGCGGTCTCGGCCTGTAAGACTTTCACCATGCCGGCACGGTATGATGTAATCGTGGAGGCTACGAGCGCCGCTTCTGCCGGCGACTTCGATGTCAGCCACATTTTGGAGATACGTCCGAGTTGCTTGTCAAGTTCGCCGAACCGCTGATACAGTCCGAAGTCCGGGTCCTGCTGCAACATGGCGTGTGCTTGGGCGGCTGCGGCATAGTCAGTTTTCATCAACTCCTTTGCCTCCTTCGCCTTTTCGGACACGGCTTTGTATCGTGCCTCGAAGTCGGCATAAGCCTCGATAACTCTTGCATCGCCCTGTGCGTCCAAACGTTCCTTCATGCGGTCTGTGGCCAAATCGTTGTACTTGCCGAGGCGTTCCTCGTCACCCCATGACCACGGGGCCAACGGGGTGCCACGTTTCACCTTGTATTCGGCGTAACGCTGTGCCAACTGCGCCGGAGTGAGCTTGCTCGCCTCCTCGCCGGTAAGGTCAACCTCGTCAAAATACATTTTGTCGATTTGGCTCTGGGGAACCTGCAATACTCGCATTGCGAAGATTGCGGCCTCATGGCTCAATGCCGGGTCGTCACCGCAAGCATCGGTAATGGCTATCGCGGTATCGGTGAGGCTCTGCGGGTTCATGCCGACACCCATCTGCACCAACAGGTTCAGAATGTCGTTGATGGCCTCTGCGTTCTTGCCTCCGACGAATTTGGAGCCAATAGTGTTGATGTCGCTTGCCAACGGCATATCCTTGCTGAGTTGGTTCCAATTCCATTCACCGCTTGCCCACATATTGCCGAAGCTGCTCATCACGTCACCGCCGGTCAGACCCTCGACACTTCCGAAATAGGCGTGTGTCGTTGCATCTTCCCACATCTTATCTTTCTCAAGAAGATAATAGCCGAAGATGATATAGGGAAGATACGGACCGAGGTTCCATAGCCATTCAAGAATATATCCGAATGTGGCAACTCGCAGAACATCTTTCTTGAGTTGTCTGCGAAAACGCTTCTGGGCTGCGCCCTGTGCTTGGTCGCGCTCAGCATCCGTGGCGGTATCGGGGTTAACATCCCAATCGCGGAGTATCTGCTTTTCCATAAACTCGATGCTCTTGGCCCGCTGTCCGGGTGTGAGGTTGCGTTTGAGATTGCGCATAGCGTCATACTGCTGTCGGGTGTATGACATGGCGGAGTTACGGAACACTGTGAAGATTGTGCTTAACCAATCCTTATCAACCTGCATCGTTGACAGGAACGGCGACTCGGAGGACTGCTGCGTCTGATTGAACAGAATTGTAGCGTCCTGCATGGCTCGCTTCTCGGCTGCGTCAGCCGGATAGCCCTCCTTGAGATATTGTTTCAGTCGGGTCTCATACATGGCTCTTGCGCCGATGCTGACCGTCACGGCATCCACAAATGCGTTAGGGGTCATACCGATGCGGGAAGATATTTCCATGATGCGACTGCGCCACATCTTCCAATCCATATCAGATTTGAGAAGTCGCGGGTCGCCGCTGATACGCGAGTGCCAACGCTCACGGAATATCGGCATATTCTCCAGACACCACTTGAAATCACCATAAGGATTTGCGATGCTTTTTGCTATGGCGGCTGTGCTCACCTCCGGGATATAGGCAGGAGCGGAAAGGAACTGCTTCAATGCGGTGTACATTCTGAAGCTGACCTTTGCGGCGGTTACACCTTTGGCGAGGTTGACCGCGCTCTTGTTGAGCTTCGATACGGGAGGACGGTATTCACCTGCGGCCATAAGGCACAGGTCGTTGAAATTCTCCCACAGCTTACGGCCTCCACCATAGACGGTTGTCATGTTGATTACTTGGTTGCGGAAACGCTTGTATGTGCGCAGGGTGTTGAGGTCCCTGTTCCATTCTGCGTATGCGCTCCAATGTTCCATCTGTGTTATGTGGTCAAGTATCACACTCAGTGCGTCCGCGCCTGTAATGTCAAGGGCGAGATTGTTCACACGGCGTTTGATGATGCTGCCGGTCTTGGTGGTGATGCCGTCCGGGCGGTTCTGCTGATTGACATCTTCCTCCTTGTCAACTCTGGCATTGGCCAAAATCTTCAACGGGAAGTAGTTCTCAATCGCGGCCATGGATGCGCCGAACATACGCTTATGGGTTTCGTTGTACTCGTTGCGGGTGTCAACAAGGAATTCATCTTGCAGCCAATCGCCGAGAGCCTTAAAACGCGGGTCGAGGAAGTTTTCAATTCTGGTAATATCGTCCTCGGTGATACCCATGCGGCGTAGCTTCATGCGTCCGTCAGTCATTTTGTCAACCATGTAGATGTAGAGCAGGTTGCCCTGTGTCAGTTCATGGTCGCGCATTTCTCCACCATCCCAGAATGAAACGGTAGCCTTCGGCATCTTCGCCTCCATTCTGATAAGGTTGCCCCATGTCTTGCCCTTGCCGAACAATTCAGCGGCTTTCTCGTCCAAACGTGCGAATTTCTCCTTTACACCTGTCAGCTCCTTGTTGCGGCAATCTACCCAACCGCGCATGAAGCGGTTCCACAGGTAGCCCTCGCCATTGGCACTCTTGTTGCCGAATACACGGAGTATCTGGTCGAAGGTGCCGAGGGGTGCGAACAGGAACTGAACGAAGCCATTATTGACAAACTTGTCTTTCCAATTGTCCTTATGGTGTTCGTTGGTCGGTCGGCCCTCCATGTCGGAGTTGGCGTTGTGGTGTATCTCGCTGACGCGGGCTTTCTCGGCCTCGCGGAATGCCTTGGCGTTCTCGATGCTCTCGCGCAGGGAGTCAGACAGACGGCCTACCAGATTGAAGTAAGCCTCTGCCCGTTCTACCTTATTCTTGCGTATGGCATCCTCGGTGGCCTCGACAAACTGTTTGTAGGCATCATCGGTCATGCGCCCTGCGTCCCTGTCCTCTTTTGCGGTCTTGAGGCTGTCTCGAAGGGTTTTCTCCTCGGCCTTGCTGTTCGCTATGTTCTGCACATAGTCGAGTGCCATGTTGAGGCCGGCATACTCTAACGCCGCTTGGTCGGCAATTGTCTGGTCGGGGTCGCTCATGCGGTTAAGAGCCTCCGCAATGCGGTCGTTGATGTCATCTTCAGTCAACGACATTGCTTTCTTCACAACTTCCATCGTGCGCTGTCCCTCTACGTCAAGCACTCCCTGCACCTCAACACCTCGTGCGTCAACCTTGCTGCCACGGATTGACAGGAGCTGACGCAGTGCGCCCTCGGCATTGCGTAGTTGATTATTGACCATGATGTCCATAATCTTCTGCACACTGTCGGATATATCGTGCATGGCGGTAGAGTTCTTAACTGCCGACAACAATCTCTGCATTTCCCCGGAGGTCATGCCGGATAGATAACCGTTCTGCATGAGGATGCGGGCGAGGTCGGAAACTCGTTTGACTGTGGCCCGGTCAAACATCGCCTGTGCGTTCATTGCATCGACAACACCGGCCTCAACCTTACGGTCGGCTCCGATAAAGCTCTGTGCGGTGCCACGGCGGTTGCGCATGGAGTGTAACAGGCTTTGCAGGTTGTTGACTACGGCCTTCTGTGCATCGTTGCGCAGGGTGAGGTCGCCGCTCTGATTGTTGCTCAGACGGATTGCGGCGTTGGTTATGCGCTCCTGCAAGCCTACGCTCTGGTCTTTCCAGATGTCGCCGGTCTCACCATCGCGGAAACGTGCCTCTGCCGACAATCCCAACTCCTCACGCTTGACGGCATCGCGGGCCATATCCACATAGTCACCTTTGGTGCGGAGTTTCTCATGGCTGCGCCACAGCATATAGCGCAGCTCGTTGTCACCGAGTTTAACCCATTTGGGAAGTTTCAGAGAACCGAGGAATTTGTTGATTGCCTCCAGCACTTTGGCTTTGAGTTTCGCCCAGATACCTCTCTCGGCCTTGGTAAAGTCCTCAAAACCTTTCTCTGCCATGCGTCCAAACATTTCATCTACGGACACGCGGCGGTGATGCTCGTAGCCCTTCTCCGGCTCGCGCTCAAATCGCCTCGTTGTATCGCGGTCCACTTCCTCCTTCAAATCATCTTTGAGGTGGTCGTAAACCTCATCGCAGAAGGCATCGTAGTTTTCATCGCCAAGCATTTCACGCAGTCCCTTGTGGGCCACTACCTCATGGAACACCGTCTCGGCAACGTCCTCGACATTGGCATTGTTGGGGAGTACAACTACTACCTTACCTGTGGCGGGGTCGTAGAAACCTTTGCTCCTGCGCATACGCGCCTGTCGGTCGGCATTGTCGCTCGTCAGCTCTTTCGCGTCGGCAACTACCTGTATGGGGGTGTTGAACTTCTTTGACAACTTTTCTGCATGGCTGCTCTTGGCCTCCGGCGAGGTCTGGGCCATTACCTGCTGATGGGCGTTGATGCGCTCAATCTCTTGGTCGGTGATGTATTCAGCCTTGCCGAAATCAGCCTCTTTGCCGACACTGCCGGTGGCATCATCGCTGACTGTCACGCCGAGGTGTTCTAACTCGGCTCGTACCTGTGGCTGTACCACGTTGTATGGTATCTCAATGTCGGTGCCGTCAAGCTGCTCGGCAATCATTGCGGCTACTTCCTTGAATGGTACAATGCGCACCGGGCGGTCGTAACGCGAGAGGATTACGCGGCGGGGCTTACCGAGTTCGGACAACTGACCGCTGACGGTGCCGCTGTGCCATGAGATTTCACCCACGGCATCTTTGGCCATGTTCGCACGATAACCGCTCGTAAGCTCGCTAAGAGGTATCTCCACCTCAACCGTTACGAGGTTGGGGCGAATATGTGCCGAAGTGAATTGGTCGTTTAATGCAGTCCTCGATGCGTGTATTGAGGGATTGTAGGCAACTTCAAGTGTGCCTTTGCCAAGACCCTTGTCGATTGTCACATATCCAACCTCAACTCCATCTCTGCCAACCTTGGTGCGCTTGATGATTTCGGGATGCTCCTCGGCCTGTTCGGGCACACCGAGTTTAATTTCTGGTGTGGCCTTGCCGCCTACCTTAGTGGCCATAGGCGAGTAGAGTTTACCGTCAATCACCTGCATTGTGCGGTATGCCTTGACGGTCTTACCCTCGGCAAATTCCTTCAGCACGGCATCGTCCTCGACCTCGCGGAAGCGGATGTCACCATCTGGGGATGCGCCATACTCGGTGCCCGGCTCATAGACATAGCCATTGTCCCTTGCGCTCCATGTGTGGTTGCCCTCGATGCGCACAACGTCAAGAAGGTTATACACACCTCCGCTGCGCTCCTTGACAGCTTGGGTGAGGTTCCTGTAAGCAACCATGCCGCTCTGTTCAAAGTCGCCGTAGAGGAAAGCGTGCATACCGCCAAATTCACCAATGGCCCTTATAATATCATCGGCAAGTCCTTTGGAGTCGATGCTGACGTGTGTGGTGTGGACGTTGGCAACAATCTGGTTTTGATTATTGCATACAAGCACACTCACCTTGCTGCGGTCGCCCAGACGATGAGAGGACAGGAATTTGGCCACATCCTCTGCATTGCTCATCTTCTCGCTCGGCTGATAGTCGGGGTTGAACACATGGCGGTCGAAGGCATAGAGCCTCAGTCTGCGCTGCACAGCGGGGGCCGGCGCCTTGTCATGTGATGCGCTGCTGCCTGTGCCGGACGAGTCGAAGGTGCCGTACTTGCCGCTCTTAAGGTCCATGATTACACCCTCGGCCTTTTTGCCGATGGCATTCTCTACCTTTTTGAGGCAGTCAACATCCTGCGGTGAGCAATTCAACGCTCCGCTCGGATGGTTGTGTACGAAATAAACTTTGTCGGGCTTGATGCGGTCGAAGGCCAATTTGACCGGGGCGGCGTTCATGGCAGACCAATTGAAGCCTCCGATGCTTATGTGCATCACGGTGGGGACACCGCGCTTGGTCATGACAACAAACACATTCTCCACACTTGCGTTTTCAAGCTCCTCAAAGATGAAGGCAACATCATCTGCGCTCTCCACCTTTTCAGCGGAGGTAAACTCCATGTAGTTGCTTTCGCGGAACTTGCGCTCAAGTGCGCAGTATTCGCCGTTGGCCTCGTTCAGTCTGGCACTTGCGTTGGTGTCGAGTAGGGCAGCGTTTCTCCGTTGTAAGGGGGGATTAGACTGCTGTCGTCTATTAACTCGCCCTTTCTCGGTTGCGTTCTCGGCTCCGGGTACCTCGTTACTGAAATCGAAGTCGAACAATCCTCCGTAGGCTTCGGGGTTCTCGGAGGTGTATCTGACTGTCTTTCCGTCTTGGGTTTCATATCTGCTTGCAAAGTTAGCATTTTCCGATGAATATTCCGATACAGGCTCGCTCGCGGTCGGCCCGCTGTCCTCCTCGGTAAGCTCGATGCCGGATGCCGCCTCAACTTCCTTATCCATTTCGGCATACTTGGCCTCCTTCGCGGCCATTTCAGCTTTCATCAGCTCCTCATATTCGGCGAGTTTTTCTTCTGCCTTATCGAGTGCCTCTGCGTCTTTGAACGGTTGGCCGTCACGTTTGGAGATAGCCTCAAATTCGGCGTTGTTACGCTCAAGGTAGTTCTCTGCGTGTGCAATGCGCTCGCGGAAATCCTTGCCGCTGACAACATTCTCCATGATGTCCAGAACGGCGTTCTTGATGGCGTTGCCTCTTACAGGCATTGCATCTATACCGAGTTCGGGACAGGAGTATGTCATTTTGGCCGGGGCCGTTGCAAACAGGTCGCCCTGCTGATGCTTCATTTCCTTTGTGATTTCGGTATGGATTTTGAAATCAAAACCACCAACGGAAATTGTGATGTCGCTTGTGGCGGGACGTGAGGAGTAGCCGGAAGTGCGCACCTGCTCCTGCATGGCGGCTTTCTTCTTGTTTTGCTCGGTGAAGAAATCCTCCATAGCCTCAACAGACGGGAATGAGAGTTTGCCAACGGTGATGTCTCCGATTGTAGCGGCCTCTATCTTTTCCAGATAACTCTTATTGTCTGCAATGCGCTTCTCGGCCTCTCGGTTCTGTCCTGTAATCTGACGCTTGCGGTTGTGGATATAGGTCTGGTCGGCCTTCCAATTCTTCTCTGCGGCTCTCAGCTTGCGAACCTCCTTCTCGATTTGGTTCTTCAGCATGGCATACTCGGAGCCGGAGAGTTGTGCGGTGATGTCGCCGAACAGGTCTTGGTCCTCCTCCAGAGAACGGTTCTCCATAGAGTTTGCCATGAGCTGTTTGCCGTTCATGATGCTGTCGGCAATCGCACCTTTGGTTTTCAGACGTTGGTAGGCCGTAACATCAAGGCTGTCCTCAACACCGAAACGCAGCACACGCACGGGCAGTCCCCATGTGTTGTGCAGGTTGCCCTGTCGCAGGATACGTCCGTTGCGCTGTGTGTAGTCCATAGGACGGTTAGGAGCATCGAGGTGTATCAGTGTGTGGAGGCGTTCTTGGATGTTCACACCTGTACCGAGGGTGAAGGTGCTACCCATTACGACACGAACCTCTCCGGCATTAACTCGGTCGAAGATTTCAAGTTTTTTCTTCACGGTCATGCCAGATTTCATCACTACAACCTGTTCTTCCGGCACACCTGCGGCAATCAGCTTCTTGCGGATGTCCTCATAAAGATTGAAGCCGGATGCCTTATTCTGGTAATTGTCGGCGAAGATGGCCACGGTTCCCTTGTAGTCTTTGGTTTCTTCAAGGGTTCGGAGGGTCTGACGCACGGCCTCATTGGTCTTGCTGTTGGGGTCGTCCTCGGCATCTGACTGAACGAGGCGGGCATCTACGGCGGCTGCTTTGGCAATGCCGTACATCACGAGGGGAATGTGGCTATTCTCCTTCTTCTCCTTGCCGGTCATGTCCTCGTATCTCTTGAGTTCATCCTTGACAAACTTCATGATGGAGCGGAGTGCGCGTGTCTGGGGAAGGAAGATGTCTTGTGCCTTGCCTCCCTCCATCTGCGGTATCTTGTCACTCACGCCTCCGGCCTCGCGCGTCAGCACGGTGTCGGCCACGGTGGACCAGATACGCACAAGTTCGGGGAGGTTCACATAACCGGCAAAGCGGTTCACCTCATCATACTTGCCGTTGGTCTTGAATTCCAACATCTGTTGCAGGTTGCCGAAATTGCGGACGAAATCATCAAAGTAGTAGATGTCATACTCCTTCATCACGTCAGCAGGAATGAGGTAGCGCATGAACGTCCATATCTCTGCGGCGGTGTTGCTGATAGGCGTACCTGTCGCAAAGACTACATTCTTGCCGCCGGTCTTTTCCAGAACGGCCTGTGCTTTGAGGAATACACCCTGCGACTTCTTGCTCGGCGAGGGGTCCACACCCTTAACACCGCGCTGCATGGCAGTGGCAAAGCCGAGGTGTTTGTATTCGTGGGCCTCATCTACAAGGATAGCGTCAATTCCCATGCTGTCGAAGTCCTCAACATCATCGGTGGCACGGTCGAGCAATTCTCTTGCCTTGACCTCGGCGTTCTGTCTGGTGATGGCGGTTTTCTTGGCATCCTTCTTTTTCTTGCCGGATGCCGGCTCCTCACCGCTTGCAAGTTGGCTCATTTCATCCTCAAGGCGTGAAATCTCGCGCTCGGCGGCACGAACAATCATGCTTCTGCCGTCCGGGTCGGCCTCCTTCATCTGCTCAAGCACAAGCATCTTCTCCTCGATTTTGTCTTGGATGAACTGCGTCTGACGCTCGATGCTGTCGGGGATGCGCTCAAATACAGACTGCGGAACCACAATCATGTCCCAATCATTGAACTTGATTTTGGCGTAAAAAGCCCTGCGGCCCTCTGCGTTGCGGTCTGCATCTTCAAGAGTCAGCACTTTGGCGTTGGGATAGAGTGCCTTTGCGCTCGCCACGAATTGGCCTACCGTTGCGTTCTGGACTACAATCATAGGCTTTCGTGCGGTGCCGAGGCGGCGCATTTCCATTGCCGTGGTGATGAGGGTATAGGTTTTGCCGGTGCCTACCTCATGAGCCAACAGGACAGGCTGTGTGGTGGCACGGATAACGGCCTTTGCTTGGTGCGGACGCAGTTTGAAAGGTCTGCCTCCTACGGTTGTGGCGGCTCCTCCGAAATGTTCTGGCACAAATTCATCGGGGATGGTCTTAGGAACGGAGTTGTTGAACTTCTCGTTATACTTCTCCTCCATACGCATTGACAGGGCCGGGTCGTTCTGCATCTGCTCACGCGCCCAATCCTTGAAGTCTTGGCGTATCTCGTCAACTTTCGTGGCACAGGCGGTGGTGGCGGCGGGGTCGGTTTCAGTATGTGAGCCTCCGTCACTGTCCTTTACCGTCCTGCTGACGGTGATTGTCTTGTTGGTAAGTGCGGCCTCGATGAGTTTATGGCCGGGTATGAGTATGCCAAACGCCTCACTGCGTACACCCATTTCGGTGTTCTTGGGCTTGTCGGTGTTCCACGGCTCGCTCATGTGCCATGTGCCGCCGGCATTGGTCAGTTTAACATCCAACTCGGTGCGCTCCTTGACATACCTCTCATAGAGCTGCGGTTCAATCCATGAGGAACCAAGCGCAAACTCGATGAGGTGCGCAGGGATATTCATAGGCACAACGGCCTCCAGAGCCTTGACATTGGCATCATAGGCACCTCCGGCGGCTTCGTTGGCCTCTCTCGCCTGTCTCAGCTTCTCACGCACATTGCCACTGAGGTATTCATACGACACCTCCATCTGGCCTGTGGTCGGGTCCACAAAGCCAAGTCCGCTCTCTACAATCTCTTTCTTGACATCGTCCTGCGACTTACCTAACTGAGTGGCAAGATACTCGGTGTCGATGCGGCCATACTTGTAGATGCTTGCAATGATACCGTCCTTGACATTCTTCGGTGTCGGCTCACTCTCTTTCTCTATGACACGGCGGCTGAATATGTCGGTCTTACCGTAGGTCTTTACCTTTGTGCCGTCCTTGTTGCCTTTCTCGGAGTAGGTTTCCAGAGCGACAATGCTTGAGAAGTCAACATCGTTGCGCAGCCATGCGAGATTGTTATTTTTGTTGAGGTTGCCGTAACGCTGCACGAAGGTATCATAGGCACGGTTGAGGCGGTCGAGCAAGGGCTGTAGGCCGGCATCATCGTCATGCTCGGTCTGATACTTCAGCACATCGGCCAATGCAGACTTGATTTCGGTGTAGTCCTTGAAACACTCCTCTTTGGTGCGTCCCTTAATTTTGTTCTTGTTGAGGGTCAGAGGAACGGCACGGCCCATTCGGGCGACACACAGGTTGCCCTCGGAGTCTGTCACCATGCTCCCTTCCTTTACACCCTCGCCCAGAGCCTCGTTGATGTGCGAAGTCTGTTCGGCCACGGCTTTGCCCTGCTCCTTGCTCCAATCCATATCGGCAAGGTGCTGAACCCATGCGGCCATTCGCGCTGCTTGGTCGGCGGTGCGGGTTGGGAACAGGCCGATAGAGGTAGGACGGTAGGTGTCGCCCTGCTCAAAGCCAAAGAACATTTCGCCTCCCATGTGTTCGGGATGTTCGATAAAATAGCGGTTGACGTAGAGAGGCAGGTCTTTTGTCTTGCCTCGTACATCCGTGAATGTCGCGGTTCTCGCAGGTGTCACGGTGCTTACGTCTATGGCATTGGCACTCTTGCGGCCATTCACACGTTTACGCACAACGATGATGTCAGACGTGGCGGCGGTGCCTCCGAAGGTCTGATTGTTCATGCGGAATACTCCCACAACATCGGCGTTGCCCTCCTTGTCGCCCACAAGCCAATTGCGGAGCTTCTGGGATTTGTCGAGGGTGCCGCTTGAAGTGATGAAGATACCGATACCTCCTTCACGGAGTTTACGCACGTTCTTAGCTATGCAGAAATCGTGAATGTCGCGGAACTTCTTAGAGAGGTCGCTGTCGCCGCTCTCGTCCATGACATGAAGGTCTGTGACGAAAGGCACGTTGGTAATTGCGAGGTCCACACTGCCGTTGGCGATGCGGGAATGTTCAAAGCCCTGCACATCCACTTTTGCGTCCGGGTAGAGCAATGACAGGATGCCGCCGGTGGTCGGGTCAATTTCCACGGCGTGAATGTTGCTGCGCTCGCTGATGTCGGTAGGCATCAAGCCTATGATGTTGCCGATACCGGCTGAACCCTCAACGATGTTGCCGCCCTTGAAGCCGAGGGCCTTTGCAACGTCCCACATGGCATCAATGACTGCCGCAGGTGTGTAGTATGCGCTGTTGCGGCTCATCACGGCGGCTTGGTATTCTTCTGGAGTCAGTGCTTCGCGGAGGCGTTTGTTCACAGGATTGGGTGCCCATGCGCTGCCCTCGTTGAAAGCGGCACCGAGGCCACCCCAACCGCTGTACCTGCGGAGTATGGCCATCTCCTGCGGAGTGGCAGTTGCACCAGAGGTAAGGAGCTTCTTTGCGAGTTCCAAAGCGGCGATGTTGGCATCAATACGGGCTTTCTCTCCTTTGGGAGCGTAGTCTGTACCTCGCTCTGCATGGTTGTTGCGGGTGTTCTTGGGTGCGGTTACGCCTCGCTCGCTCTGATGCTGTCCAGATACTCCTGCGCCTCTGCCGGTGTCAGACACAGAATGCTCTCCACCACGTTGAGCCATTCTTCCTCCGTCAGTTCGCTCAGCTTCATTTTTTGCGCCCTCTCCCAACGGTTCATTAGGTCGCGGTTGCTGTCCCCCTCGCCCGGTTCCTTCGGTGCGAGGTTGTACGTCAGTTTTCTCATTTGATTTGGGTTTAGATGTTGATTCTTCTGATTTGGGCTTGCGCTCGATTTTTACCTCCGGCTCGTCAATCTGCTCGCACACGGCCACACGCTTACCTGCGCGTACCATCTGGGGAAGATACTTGTCGAGGGCATGGTGCGGAAATTCGGTGAAGGGGATTTCAGTTCCGTCATTCGTAAACTTGGAGAGCGGCAGGTTGAGAAGATTGGCAACCTCCTCGGCATCGGTTGACAGAACATAGTAATTATTCCCGGAGCGGAACAGTAACATGGCATCGGGATGTTTCTGTTTCATGTCCTCATGCTGAGGAAGGAGTTTGCACAGGTTGTCGTTCTTGGCCTTTGAGGGTTTCAGACCGCCGCCTTTCAAGATGTCAACGACACGTTTTGTGGCAGGGTCAATCTCCTTGCCCTTTGCAGGTGCGGTCGGCTCTGGTGCCTGCGGCTGTTCATCGAATAGACCCCCGAACAGGTCACCAATAGGAAGCTGAGGCTCCACGGCAGGTGCCTTCGGCTCCTTGTCGGCTGCGACACGTTTTGCCACGTCCACCATATCCTCACCGGGCTGCGGTGTCAGAGGAGTGGCGGGCTTCACCTGTTCATCGGGCAGGTATGTGCGTACCAACCGGCGAA